TCATACATATGCTCTTTTACAATATATCCTGTCGTAGTTTGGCAATTCAATATGCGTATACAATAATCGTTTACAGCGTGATAGGGAGGAACGTTATTGCCACCTACAATTAATATATCCCAATTAATCTCTTTATTATTATGAAATTTTTTCAGGTTCTCTGTATATAATTTTGGGTCCTTGAAGTCAATATCATCTTCGCAAATAAATACGTGTTTATATCCTCTAGATTTTGCCAATTCGAGACATTTTACATGACTTAGAGTGCAACCTATAGCACCATCTGACGTTTTTATTGCCGATACTCGCTCTCCCTTTATTTTCATCTTTTGTAATTCATTTTTTACGTGCGATAAGCGATCTTTTCTACTATCTAAATTAATAAAAAGGGTGTTTTCAAATAGTTCCATTATTATTAATAATAATATAATTTTTTTTTTATATTAATTATCTTGATTACCTTGTTGTAGATTCATCGAAATATCAACATTTTCTTCTACTGTTTCTTTTTCTATAATCGTTGTTTGTATATTCCCTGGTTCATCTGTTTGTTGTAAAACGGAATTCATGATAGGTGGGTCGTTATTTATTATCATCGACAATAATTCATTGTTTTTTTTTAACATCTCCTTCATCTCTACTATGTTATCATTAATGGCTTTTATTTCAATATCATAATGGCCGTTTCTTGTGGTGGCAGTCGGCATAGTTATAGCAGCTGGCATAGTTGTAACGGACTCTTCCTTCGATGTTGTTTCTGGCATAATATTTGGCGGAGGAGTTAATTGTAATTGTTCTTCTCGCTCTTTTATGTGTTGTTTGATCAAATAATCCATGTCCTGTATCGCTTCGTCTTTGTTGCCTTCTTTGAAATCTATCTCGTCCGGGATATTTTTCTTTGTCATATTATCGTACTCTTGTTGACGGGCATTAAAGTCAGATATAGATTGTTCTTGCCTTGTATTCTCTATTAATGGAGGAGTGAGTATTTCAGTCTTTTTAATGGGGTTTATCTCATTTGTTATTGGTGGAATGGGAGTACTTTGAAAATTAGGAGCCGTGTTATGTATTGATTGTATCATGAAACTCAAAGTATCTTTGTTCAGCTGATTTAACTCGGGTACAGACAAACTACGATCTTGGTTCTGGGAATAGAATTTTTCAATAATATTACGAAACCATGTTTCCTTAGATGTATTTTTATTAGTTACAAAATACTCTGTTACATATGGATTAGAATTCACTATATTCCATATTATCTTTTGATTCTCAGGATGTACGAATGTTGACATAAATATAATTATTCGTTTCTTATATTTATATTTATTTTCGGGTTCTATTTTTCTTTGTTCGAGAACCCTTTCTTTTTTTTCTCTTTGTTGCCTTACTTTTCTTCTTTCCGGCACCATTTTGCTTGGTTGGTTTCATATTTAAAGGATGGAAACGTAACAATTCTTCGGTATTCGGCAAAAAAGAAAACTTTGTACGAGTGTCGTTTGTGCGTTTCTTTTCAAATGGTTCCTTTGTATCCCATTTGACATAATCCATAAATTCTTTGAAGTCATAGTCTACCATATCACTTGGTTTAAATACGAAACGATTTTTGACCTTGGTGACTACCTTGCCAATTTGATGACCGTAACGGTTAACATCTTTCATGGGATAAGTTTTTACTTTTACCTTGTATTCTGGAGCAACCTTTTTATCCGATTCATTCTCTTCATTATTACTCATTATAGTTATACTATAAAGAGAAATTACTCATTAAAATAAATATTTCTGAACTTTGCCACTTTATTATCAGAAATTCGTTTATTTTTGAAAAATGATATTTTTTCGCGTTTATTTTTAAATATAGTATTCTCTTTTTTGCCAGGATTGATCCATGTGCCTGTCAACATTGTTACTAAAAACATAAGAGTATACATACCGCATTCAGAATCTTCCTTTTGATGCTCGAGTTCATTAATGTGAATTGTCATATTACCTTGTTTCTGGATTTTTTTAATAAGTGTTTCTATTTCTTTCGGCATTTCATCGCCAAGGCTATCAAAATAGAATAAAAAATTGTCTTTCAAATCAATAAAAACTGATACCCAATGAGAACCTCCCTCCGTATGTTTATCTAAATTGAAACAAATTCCTATATTGTCTATGTTATTATTCTTATAATAATTAATATCAAATTCACATAGCTCACCGCATACGCAATTGCTGTTACTTATGTAAGCATCCCTCTTACAAAAATCGTGATATCCAAACTGTGGCATTTTATCAAAATCTACTGGACTAGGTCCAATGAATCGATACTTTGGGTAAGCTTCTTCATATTGTTTCATAACTCCTAAAATGTCATGATTCGATAACCATGTATTCGGTTTCATCTTCCACTCAACTGGCTTTGTAGGTGCGTATAATAGAGTTTCTACCTTATATTTCAGGTTTTTGTCACTCAATACATTCAACCAGCATGTTTCTTTGTCACAATGTTGCAACTTGTTATTCAAATCTTTCCATATATGGTTTGACTGGTTGCTTTTAATGACATTGTCAGGGTATTTTTCATTAAATCCCTCTTTTAGTTTCGTTAATACATCTTTTGTTAGACAACTATCCCTTATGCCATACCTTTTTCCTAATGGACCGCAATTCATTTTTTTTACTGTTTTATTTCGTGTATTTTTTACCCTTTTAGACATTTTATATTATAGTCTCATATTATTTCTTATTAATTCGCTTCCCCCACAAAGAAGAATTGTCTATTTTGTTTGTCCTTACCGGTTCTTCCATTTTTTCGAACATCATATCATCATTGTTATCTTGATTATAAGCTCTGGGTGTAAAAAGATTTCCGGATTCTATCTCTTTCATTTCAAAATGATTAATCATTTTTTTTACGTAAGCTTCAAATATCTCGTTTATTTCCAACGAAATCTGTCTATCTGGATCATCTAATAATTCTTTTGTTAAATCAATAATTTCATATTTGTATTTCGTCATTTTATCAACATGTTGTTTCATTTTGATATACTTTTCGGGATCTTTATGTGATACATATTTGTTATATTGAGATTTTTTCATTAACAACTCAAGTGTAATATTATCAACAAAATCATTTGTTTGTGATTGTTCTACAATAACTGCGTCACTTGTATTGTTACTCTTGTCGCTATCACTACTATATTCTAGGTTCTCCATATAATAAAAATAAAGATATTTTTTATTATATTTTACATAGAGTTCGTTTTAACTCATATAATTAAATAAATTATTCTGTATGAGGACGTATATATTTCACTATGAAATGCTGTAACTTTTATTGTTATTAAAATATTTTATATTCACTAGTCAAGACGAACCAGTTAACATACAATAAACCATTAGCAATGCGTCCAGTTTTTCTGGATTACCGTATATCATTTAGTAATATTCTGGCAGAAACTGAGTGTATATCAAACATGGGTTTTATCGCTTTCATAACTCACTTATTTTGTAATTCATCAATCGTGTCTGGAACTTTAGATACATTAGTTGTTTTGTTATCAATTACAATTGAGTTAAATTTTGCGTCTAATTATGTTTATGAAAAATCATATAATTTAACGGAACAAAATATTATATTATAATATACTATAAATAATGTCTATGAATACAAGTGAAACTTCAAGTGCTGTATTAGGAGGTCCCTATAATGGGTTTTCTGCGAGACAGACAGTGAATAATTATAAAACTTCCGAACAAGTTATGTCTAGAAGAGTCGTGCGCGATTCTTGGAATACCAGATTCACCGCAAAAAGCATTAACGGACACGCACGAACGGCTACCCCATTCCGTGCTGTAAATAACTCTGGTGATTATTTGTCTCGTCAGAATTATACCTGCGGTGGGTCAAATCAAACTAATGCTAGTAAACCTGGCATGAAAGGACGCATTGGTTCAATCCTTAACAACTGTGACTCCACTGGAGTAGAGGCGTCTACTACAAACCCAAAATTTGTTGCCGACTCGTCTGATTACATTAAATACAAGAAGCAGGTCAACATTAACAACAATTACAATGATTTAGCAAATGGTGGTGACGAGAGCAACGGGTCTTATTCGTTCCTAATGAGAGTAAGATAAACAATCACGAATAAATAATGTCTATAACTATTTTATAACAGTTATAGAGATGTTGCGTTTTACCTATAATAATCTGAATAATGGCGTTTCTAGTAATAAAAATGCTATGCCTCAAAAAGATTTGACTTCTGATAATCAGTCATCATTCGAAAGATCCCGCAAAAGTTACATTGAAACGGTCCCTAATACTAGCCAAATGAAATGGTATGGCAACCGTGATGCTTCCGATGTTGCACGAAAAAGACGGGTTGTTAGTGTTGGAAAAGGTACATTTAACGAACAAGGAAACGCCTTATCATTTACATCTTCCAGTGAAAAAAACACAGTAAATAACGCTTTACGTCGTACGAGGGCAGGTGGGTCAACCGTGCCTGCAAAAAAAACTCAAACCACGAACCATATGTTTTAATTTTTTCCCAATATATGTTATAATATGTATTCTTATTTAGTCGAATTTCTTGCTACTGCGTTCTTTGTGTATGTAATCCTTGCCACTGGTAATCCTCTTGCGATTGGTGCTGCTCTAGCACTTGTCATACTTCTGGCCGCGAATATTTCAGGCGGACATGTAAATCCTGCTGTATCAATTGTTATGGCTTCAGCAGGAAAACTACCTGTAGATGATTTGCTGCCATATTGCTTATCTCAAGTATTTGGTGCTCTTGTAGCCCTCCAAGTCTATAAGCGCTATGGTTAATATCCATATTCTATAATGAATTATAACCTTTTATACAATTCATTATATTTATTTATATCTCATCATTAGGCGGTATAATATAAACAGTCCTATAATTGTCATGCCGCTCGCATACAAATGAGTAGCACCTGTCATTTTGAACTCAGATTCTTCTTCATCGTCATCGGACGCCAGGTCTAACAGATCACTCATGATAGGCATGCCGCTCAGAAATACAAGGTTACCTTCGCCGTCTTTTGTAACTTCTCCTTCTATTTCCTCTTCATCATCATTTTCAAATTCAGTATTATCAACAGAACCTGTGTACGCTGGAATAATTTTGTTCGTACAATCGCATTTATCACATTCTAATTGATTGTCCAACATGTTATGTTTTTTCGGAGTGTTATCGGTAAATAAATAACTTAACATTTTAATATATATATTCCACAGTATTTTTATAAATGAGTTAAAAGTAATAAATTATCTAGCTATATACTTATGTGTGGGATATTTGCCTTGCTAAACAATAATGAATTATTTGTTCCAAAAGAAATAATAAAAGAATGTTTCGAAAAAGGGGTTTCTAGAGGTCCAGAATATTCCATATTGAGAAGTGTAATGGTGAAAACTTTATTTGGGTTCCATAGATTAGCGATCAATGGACTAGACGAACTATCACATCAACCTATCATTTATAATGACATTGCTTTGATATGTAACGGTGAAATATATAATTATAAGAAATTGCTTGAATTAAGCAACGAAGATAACGATATAGTGCTTTCCACAAATTCAGACTGCGAAATTATCATTCATTTATATCTAAAGTACGGTATCGAACATACTGTTAGATTACTAGATGGGGTATTTTCATTTGTCCTCATTGATTATAGGTTAAGTAATCAGAAGTCGAAATTATATGTTGTAAGAGACCCATATGGTGTAAGACCACTGTATTATTTGAAACCTGAAAACAAATCAAATAGTGAAGGGAATATATATGCGTTTGGCAGTGAATTGAAAACATTATATGGGATATGGAAACATCTAGACGACTCCTATCAATTTAATAAAACGGCGAAAAAACATAATTTGCCTGGAATTGATTCACCTAATACAAAAAAATATAAATTATTACAATTTTCTCCTGGCACAATTATGAGTTTTGAATTGCCATTTGAATCCGTTAATAATTGGAATTACAAGGCGGTAAATACTTACCATAATTATAGTTTTTCCCATGACATTTTCAAGTCACTTGATGTAGTAAATAAATCCGATTATTATTATAAAATTAATCAGACATTCAAAGATGCTGTATATAAAAGATGTGTAACGACAGATCGTCCAATAGCATGTCTGCTGTCCGGCGGTCTAGATAGTAGCTTGGTTACAGCACTAGTCAATGAATATCATAAAGAACATAATTTAGGTCAACTAGAAACATATAGCATTGGACTGGAAGGGTCGGAGGATCTAAAGTATTCACAGATAGTTGCTGATTACTTAGGCACAAAACATACCCAAGTAGTAGTAAGTGAAAATGAGTTTACTGACGCGATTGAACCGGTTATAAAGGACATTGAAAGCTACGATACAACTACAGTTAGAGCTAGCATAGGGAATTGGTTAGTGTCTCAATATATTTCTAAAAATAGTAAAGCAAAGGTCATATTTAATGGTGATGGTTCAGATGAGTTGATGGGTGGTTATTTATATATGAAATATGCGGATGACCCACTTGAGTTTGATAAAGAATGTAAACGACTTTTAAAAGATATTTATATGTATGATGTTTTACGCTCTGATAAATCTATTTCAAGTCATGGATTGGAACCAAGAACTCCCTTTCTTGATAGAACATGGGTAAACTTCTACTTATCTATACCATTATGCATTCGTTATAATCAAGTAAAAATAGAAAAATTTTTGATTAGAAAGGCGTTTAGTAATGACTTTTATAAAAATAGAGAAGGCAAGGCGTTACTACCAGATGAAATATTATGGAGAAGAAAAGAAGCTTTCAGTGACGGAGTAGCTACAACAAAAAAAGATATAAAATATGTAATTTATGATAACATTAGAGACAAGGTTGTGCCCAATAATAGTATTTTGGAATTTTCAAACTCTTCTGAACTGAGTGACGAGCAAATTGTAAATCGGTTCAACAAATTGGATTCAAATAAACAACAATTAGAATCCCATTTAACTCCTCGCACAATAGAAGAATGTTATTATCGGAAATTGTTTGATAAACACTATGCAGGCTGTTGTAAAATAGTCCCTTATTTTTGGATGCCCAAGTATATTGATGCCACTGATTCTAGTGCCAGAAGTTTGGACGTATACAAAGAAACAGCCACTATTAACGAATAAATTTAAATTGTTAGCATAATATAATATGAAATTTCTCACCAATTTGTATTTTATATTATTATTCTCTATGTTTCTACAGGGAAATTGTTTTTTCGTGTATGATGCGTTTTTTCAAATCTATCGAAAATTACAATTTGACACAAAAAGACCTTTTTTCAAAACAAATAATACTTCGCAATCAAATAAATTAATTATAAGTACTCCTGGTGGATTGAACGGATTTTATCTTTTAGGTGTGACTTCGTATATCAAAGAACATTACAACCTATCACAATATATTTATAGTGGCTCATCAGCAGGAGCATGGAATTCATTGTATTTGTCGTTCACTGGCAATACAACCGAATTTGTTAATAATTTACTTACATCAGACATTCATAATGTAACATCTGTAAATAAAATAGAAGATATTATGTCAGAACTAATATTGAAAAATTACTGTGAGAGTGACTTTGAATTAGATAGAATAAGTATTGGAGTAAGTGTATTGAAATTTATATTACGATTCAAACTAGTTATTTATAACGATTTTGAAAATTTGAAAGATGTAGTTGCGTGTTGTGCTGCTAGCTCACATATACCTTTTATCACAGGTGGTTTATTGTTCTTTTATAGAAGGAATTGTTGTTTTGATGGTGGTTTTTTTAATCGACCATATTTGAACGCAACACCGACTCTTATTATCAGCCCTGATATGTGGAATTCTAGCTATACATCATCTAAATTTGTTGAAAATGTCTTACAAATGAATCGATTGAACGTAAATCTTACAGAACTATATATCCAAGGTTATAACGATAGTAAAAATAATCGTAAAGTCTTAGATAAAATATTTTATAAATTGTAAAATATTATCCTATTTGGATACTATTTTAATCACATTCAAAAATCGCCGTCAAAATCAAACACTCCTTCATCTACTGTCTTGTTTGCCAATGCGTATTCTGCGTTTGTACGCTCAAAAAAATTCACTTTCGATTCAATACTAATTAACTCCATAAAATCAAACGGGTTTGCCGAGTTATATAGCTTATCATACCCCAACTGTAAGCATAAACGGTCAGCAACAAACTCTATGTATTGACACATTAATTTAGAATTCATTCCAATCATTCTACATGGGATTGATTCGGTAATAAACTCCTTTTCTATTTCTACGGCTTCTTTTACTATCTCGTACAACTTTTTCTTAGGAATTTTCTTATTTAGTTTAGAATACAATAAAATGGCAAATTCAGTATGAAGTGCCTCATCGCGGGAAATCAGTTCATTTGAAAAGGTAAGCCCCGGCATTAATCCACGTTTCTTTATCCAATAAATGGCAGCAAATGACGAAGAAAAGAATAATCCTTCTACAAGTGCGAACCCCACTAGTCTAGTGGCAAAATTGCTTCTCTTGTCATTCAACCATTTTTCCGCCCACTTAAATTTTTTCTGGATGCACGGGTAGTTCGTAGTCGCCTCGAATAGTTTGGTCTTTTCCTCACTATCCTTAATGTAGGTATCAATCAAAATACTATACATCTCTGAATGAATTGTTTCTATAGCTATCTGAAAGGCATAAAAAGCTCTTGCCTCCGATACTTGAACTTCATTCATAAAGCGAGTACCTAAATTGTCAGTTACAAGGGCATCACTACTAGAGAAAAATGCCAATATCATTTTTATAAAATTACGTTCATCTTCATTTAATTTGTTCCAGTCGTTTAAATCCTGTGCGAGTGAAATTTCTCCTGTGTGCCAAAAAGAATCAATGGAACGTTTATACATTTCCCAGATGTCATTGTACTTGATTGGGAACATAACATATCGGTTATCGTCAGGTGCTAGCAAAGGTTCAATCGTGTTCGCAATTACAGTAGTGTTATCAGACATCCGTGCCTAAATAATATAGTATTAAGATTTTATTTACTTTTAGAATTGTATTTACAAATTTCAATATGTACTATACCTATTGGCCTAGAAGTCCATATTGTATCACAAGTTATTATTTTTGTATCTAGTGAATTTGATATATTATCCCGTTATGATAGTTTTAGTATATTTGTAATATATACAAATGAAGCAGGTATTTACAAAAATGGATGATTCTGACTACGTTGGTGATATCAAAAGTGAACCAAAAAGACGTGGTCGCAAGAGCAAAAAACAAAATGAAAAGGAAATTATGTATGAATTCAAGAAAGAGAATGACACTGACGGCGAAAATGTTATAAAACAGCGCTCCTTGTATGAGAACATTCAATATTTGTCTGTCAAAGAAAAAAAAGAGTTTGAATCTAAATTTACTCAACCAAAAAATGACTGTCAAAAATACTATTGCCGTATGCTTCAAAATAAGAATAAAAAAATAGTTGTGTCTACTGGACCAGCTGGAACTGGAAAGACATTATTGGCAACCGAACAAGGTGTACGGTCTTTCTTGCTAAGCAACTGTGAAAAACTTATATTTACTCGTCCATCAGTGACAGTTGACGAAGAATTAGGATTTTTACCCGGCACATTAGAAGAAAAGATGGCACCCTGGATCAGACCCATTTATGATATTTTGTACCAATTTATCACACCTAAAGAGGTAACCGCTCTGATAGAAGAGAAAGTTATAGAAATATCACCACTTGGTTATATGCGAGGCAGAACCTTTAAAAATTGTTGGATTGTGGCAGATGAGATGCAGAACTCTACCGTATCGCAGATGAAAATGTTAATGACTCGTCTAGGCGAAAATAGTCGCCTAGTTATTACAGGTGATCTAGACCAGCATGACCGCGTCAATGAAATGAATGGTTTAGAAGACTTCCTTAATAAATTCAAGGGCAAACGTTCTTCTAGCATAAGTAGTGTCGAATTCCAAAGTGATGACATTCAACGCGAGGAAGTTGTAAAGGAAGTCCTTGATATATATGGAGGAGACATACCCAAATGTTATCAAGATGGGTTAAGTTCAGATGAAAGTGTTGATATTATTGGCAACGATATTCCTAGCTGTTATGAAGAAAATATTATAGAAGAATCTGATGACTAAAAAATTATATTACTAATATATAAAATAATTATTACTATGATAGCTTCTTTAAAAAAAGCTTTTACCAAATTACAAGCAAATAATAAATTGCTGACTAGTCAAGTTTTGCTATATGTTATGGTATTTATTGCGGTTTTTGATATCATCAATTCCGCAAATAATCAAGATCCTACATCTGTTATTTTACTTTTTCTTATTGGGTTTCTCGCTTCTTTCTTTAGCAAAAATATGATTGTTATTATTTTTATTGCGATTGTATTGTCTAACGCACTCAAAGTAATTAAAAGGCCTGGTGTTGAGGGAATGAAAAATAAAAAAACTAAGAAATCTAAGAAAGATGATAACGAGGACGAAGACGAAGACGACGAGACAAAGGAAGATACCGAGTCTTTACGTAATAAAGGCGAAACTATGAAGGAATATACTAAACGCGATAACGAAAAAGTTATAAAAGAGCTGGAAGAAGAATATCCTGAATTCCTGAAAATACAGAACCAAATCTTAGACAATGTAGAAAAGATGAACCCTCTCTTAGAAAAAGCTGAATCATTTGTTAGCAAATATTCACATCTACGTGCGCCAGAATATTAATTGGATATTGATTTTTTTAAAATATAATTGTATAGTAGTATTTTAAAAAAAATGGATATTCTCGACACACATGAAATTATTGAAGGATTTGATATTAGTAAGATAGGTGATGCTTTAAAACCGTCTAGCATGATGAAAGGGTTTTTATCGGTTGAGCCTCTTAAAACAGTTATTCAGCGTTTTGGATTTTTGAGCCAAGGTGTGATAGAAATATTTGAAGGCATTGGACTTACTTTTGTTGATGGTGGCAAAGGTGTTAAATATACATTCACTGGTTTAGGGGCACTTATTGATTATACCGCAGAATATACAGCCACTAATATAAAATGCAGTGTCAAGCTTTTGAAAAATTTTACAGATTGTTTTTGGTATTATGCCTTAGAAATATTAGGAAAGCTTATCTACTTTTTTCTCGTAAAAATATGGTTTATTATTGCTTGGATTTGTAGCGGTTTCAACAATGCTATATGGGAAGCAGAAAAAGGTTTATGGAACTTCTTAGAAAGTGTTGACCGCAAAGTTATTGATTACGCAGGTTTTCATATTATACATTACCCAAAAGATATTCGTGATAAATGTTACAACTGTAGAAGATTGAAACAATCAGTCCTTCCATACAAGGCAGATGAATACAAGAACACCATGAATGGACCAATTAAAGATTTATATCTCAGTGGACCCAAGAAAATGGGACAAGGTGGTAAGAAAATGCTTCGTGCCTTTACCGGATAAATAACAATTATTGTATAACGATTCTTATTTATCTTCCTCTATTTTATAGTAATGCCAAAAAAATGTGCGCCAGGAGTTATTTGTATTGAAAATGTTACACTGTTATTTTTACTTATTATTATCGGCATTATTGTTTTCCTTTATTTTCAAGGCATTCGTCGAGAACCTGACAATCAAACTTTAGATGGAAAGATAGTAGTTGTAAAGCCAGATGATATGCCTTTTTTGAATACTGGTGGAGTATCTAGTCGCCGAGACACATTAAACGACCCATACGCACCTCCTCTTAAAAAAACAGGTTTATACCATGCCCCTGATAGCGGAGATATTCGCGGAATACCTGTGAATATTGAAACGCGCGGTCTCAATACCGAATACCAACAAATGGGGATCTTGACAAAAGATTCTATGAATGGCGAGAACCTTATTCTACCTCTTATGGGACGTAGGTTAATGAGTGGGCGGGATAAATGGAGATATTATAGCATGTCAAACACCGGTTTTATAAATACAAAACTTCCTATTAGTGTAAATGGAAAAAGCTGTTCTGGAGAATATGGTTGTGATGAAATCATGAATGGGGATACTGTATTTGCCGAAGGTTATAACGACACCTTCCGTGCTACTATTTATGAGAATAGCAATTTTCAATACATACCACAGCTTTAGTAAAAACAACTGACTTATTATGAAAAATAAACTATATAAGTTTATATATAGTGTATTATGTCATTCGATTTAAATAGTATTGAAAAAACCCAAAGTAAAACATACGATGGCACAACTGAATTTCAATATAAATATAACCATTATGATACTAGTATTTATTATAGTCAAATCGATACAACTGAAGGAATTAATGTACCTGTAAACGTCGGGATTGAACCGAATCTTACATTCATTGAAAATGGGGTTGAAACAAAATATAAGAACTCCCATTTTTATCTAACCCCTCAAATACATAAAGTAGACAACTTACGCAGTGGAATCGCAAACTATATATGCGGACAATTAATTATAAAACATGAATCAGTTACCGACATGAGTCCTGCCTACTCCTGTTATTTCTTGGCAAACCAAAGAAGTTCTGCGTCGGAGGCTAAGGTTCTCGACAGATTCATCGAAGAAGAACCTAGCTCGTATGCTTTTTCTTTAAAACTGAATGATGTTATCCCTAGTCCGCATAATGATGGTGAAGCCATATATTTTAAAAGTGGAAATCAGAAAATATTTGTATTCACTACACCAATTTATGTAACTGAAGAAATGAAAACAAAATTAGACAAATTGAAAGATGACGAGAACACCTCAGAACTTATGTTCAATGATGTGTACGACAGCGATTATCGCATTATATTAGGTGAATATATTCGCAATGACACCGGGGATGAAATCTATATTGACTGTAATCCTACTGGAGAAACAAAAGACGAAGATGATGCTTATGTTATTCCAGTAAACAGTGATATTATGGATAACAAAAGCAATTATGATAACTCCTTAATGGTAACCAATTTTGCCATATTTGCCGTGATTACAGTATTCTCCTATTTCAACATTCCACCCCTTTACAAATATGCGGTAATTGACCTTGTATTATTAGGAATCAAAGTAAAGAGAGATGGCACACCAATAGATGAATCTATATTGGATGAATCACGCAGCAACTCCCTTTTCGCAATTAATAGCAAATTGATTATAGGGTTTCTAGTGTTGAATGTTCTCATTATATCATATAATATACTGTCTCCTCTTGCGATGATGAGTATGCTCGTTATTACTATATTGTCAGCATCACTAATCAGCTCCCGCATTTTCAGTGATGATATGGCGTTTTTGTCTACCATGCTTCTTGATGGAACAAAGGGTACTATCAACCCTGATAGTATATTACATCCAAATATGGATGAAGCAATGAATGCTGACGCAAAACTACTACCTGGCAACGGTGTAAGCAAAACAACCAGTACCATTATGGCTATTATGTTGTTTTTGATTATCATGGTTCCCGGATTAGTCGTTGCGTTTTTACCATCTATTAAAGAGAAAGCGAAAAATAGTACTGGGTTAGCATTGATCGGCATAACAGCAGGATCTTTGATGGTGTATATAGGAGGTTTAATTACGCAATCTGTAAAATTACATGCCGATGTAAGCAAGAACGTTCGTAAGAAAGCTAACCTTGAAGAAGAATAATAAGATAAACGAATAATTCATCTTATTATTTCAAATGTAAAACTTAATACATAGAAGCGGTTCCGACGTCTTCAGCAACCGGTTTGTATGTTGTAGCATTGTATACACTCATATCACTATGACCGATAGGGGCCATCTTATCGACAATGTCCTCTTCCAACGTCTCTTTCTTGGGAGGATTCATCGCTTTCATGCTAATGTCCTTTTTCATTTGGGTGGGTGTATGGACCGCTATAGCTGCTTTTCCGGTTTGAGAAGCACTACGTCTCATTAATTCATACGCGACGAATAAGAATACAACCGCTAATACAGGATTAGCATAGCAAAATAGAAATAAAGCCACAGCGAATATGGCAACCATTCCTAAAGTAGAATCCACCATATTTGCCATCATGCTAGGGGCATTCATGGGAAATACTAAGTACAGTACAAAGACGGCTAAAACAGAAAGGTCTAATTTGGTTAAAGTCTTCAACATTCCTGGGATTTGCATTTAATAATATACTATAGTAGAGTATTTTTTTCTATTTCTAATCTTCACTCCGTTACAAAATTGATAGAAGTCCTAAAATGTAAGTGATTTAAAAAGTATCCTTATTTTATATTGTAAGCGATGCCACCGAAGAAAAAGAATTCCAATATTAAAGATCATATTTTGAAATTGGATGATACTTATAAAGAGACTATTCGCGCGAGTTCATACCTTGGGAAAAAAGGATATACCATTTCTAAATTGTTGCTGACGAACGAAGATCTCGAGTTCCTTAAAAAAAACCTTTTTATGAAACCAGTATCAATGAATATGAACTTCGGTGCTCCAGGCGGCAACGATGACACAGCCTTTCCTGTTTATCGGGAAAGTTCTAATAAACTGTATATCCCTCGTTTCTATGGAATACACCGTTATGGTCTTCCTGATAATTCGGAACTTCAAAAAGGTGACGATATTCATATTGAATTCACTAAGTCATTGCGCGATTATCAAACGAATATTATAAACACATATGAGAAATATTGTGATACACCTATATGCTCTGGTTCAGAACATAAAGCAAGTGGTGGCATACTCGAAGTTCCATGTGGACGAGGAAAATGCTTAGGCAAAGATACACCTATATTGATGTATGATGGTTCTATAAAATTAGTCCAAGACGTTCAAGTTGGCGATACATTAATGGGCGATGATTCTACACCAAGAACTGTATTATCACTCGCAAGAGGAAGAGAAATGATGTATAAAGTATCTTCTAAAAAAGGGGATGGATATATTGTAAATGAAAGTCACATTTTGTCTTTGAAATACAGTAGTACTGTCAATAAACGTACTCCAAAAGGTTCTGTTATTGATATATCGGTCATTGATTATTTAAATTTACCAAAATCTTATCACGGCAAAGGAGGTGTATTGGTAGGTTATCGAGTCCCCATTACATTTCCGGAAAAGGCAATCGACATAGATCCTTATTTATTAGGTTACTGGCTTGGTGACGGTCATTCAAAAGGAACTGTATTTTCTACACAAGAAACTTCAGTAATAAAACATTTACAGAAAGTTTGTTTACCGAATAATCACCCTGACTTATACATCCAATATACAGGAAGTCAATATGATTATAGAATCAATTCTATTTATCAGGGTACTGGATGCGATTCAATGATGAATGGATTAAAAAAATATAACTTAATAAATAATAAACATATTCCATCTGAATACAAAAGCAATAGTAGAAAGATACAACTAGAATTATTAGCTGGAATTATTGATTCTGACGGACATTATCATGATAATTGTTATGAAGTAATACAAAAAAATGAATCGTTATTGGATGATATAATTTACCTAGCACGCTCACTGGGATTTGCCGCATTCAAAACAACAACACAAAAAACTTGCACGAATGGTAAAAAAGGACCTGTGAAAGGAACTTATTATAGAACAAATATTTATGGAAAAGGTTTGGAGGATATTCCCGTACAATGCGAACGAAAAAAAGCGCATCCAAGAAAATTATTACGTGACCCATTGAATTATCGTATTCAACTGCATCCTATTGGTGTTGATGATTACTATGGTTTTGAGATTGACGGAAATAGACGTTTTGTATTAGGAGACTTTACTGTTACTCATAATACGGTAATGGCTTTGAAAATTATTTCTGATTTACATAAAAAAACACTTATTATCGTTCATAAAGAATTCTTGATGAATCAATGGATTGAACGGATAGAGGAGTTCTTGCCTGGAACAAAAATAGGCAAAATACAAGGACAAACCTTTGACATTGAGGGCAAGGATATTGTTATTGGTATGTTACAATCTCTCTACGATAAGGATTATGGCAAAGATGCGTTTAGTTCATTTGGACTTACTGTAATCGATGAGGTACATCGAATTGGTAGCGAACAATTTTCAAAGACCCTTTTCAAAGCGGTAACCCCATATATGTTAGGCATTTCTGCTACAGTTGACCGTAAAGACGGTCTAGCCAAAGTATTATTTATGTTTATAGGTGATAAAATATACAGCGAAGAACGCGAAGATGATGACCCCGTATGTGTGCGTGCTATACAATATCATACCAATGACTCTGAGTTTAACGATGTAGAATATGATTTTCGAGGAAATGCTAAGTATAGCACGATGATTACAAAATTATGTGCCTATGAGCCAAGAACATTCTTCATTTCAAAAGTTATAAAAGACCTCATTCAAGAAGATGTAACCAAACAAATCATGATTTTATGCCATAATCGTTCGCTTCTTACATCGTTACATGGAAAAATTACAGACGGGGACTTTGCTACAGTTGGATACTATGTTGGTGGAATGAAGCAAAAAGACCTTCAAATTACTGAAACTAAACAAATTGTATTAGCTACATATGCTATGGCGGCAGAGGCACTTGATATAAAGACCCTTTCTACACTTGTTATGGTTACGCCAAAAACCGATATCACCCAATCTGTTGGCCGTATTTTACGAGTCAAACACGAAAACCCTGTTATTGTAGATATTGTAGACCAACATGAACCATTTCAAAAACAATGGATGCAGCGCAGACGCTTTTATAAAAAGTGTAACTATTTGATTAAACAATCAACGAATATAAAATACCAAAATATGTCGATTGACTGGAAACAAGACGACGATGTATGGAAAACCGTTTACAATCCGAAAACTCAAACAAAGGAAAACAAACAAACGAAAAATGATAATAGTGATATATCAGAAAAGAAATGCCTCATTGACACAAGTTTGTTTCATTTTGAATAACAACGTTTATGATTTGTAGAAATGTAATAAAAGAAATTTTGTTTATTACATTATCAAGATGTATTTGTTATACATGTGGGTATGCATTGTCCCAATTGTCAGCTGTTATTACCTTACAAAAACCCAGCAAATATCTATTTGTAAAATGCTTGGGTCGAAAGATATCGATAATAATAAAAAAAATGAAATCAAAGAAATTCTTATAGCAAAATACTCGTGGTGGGCTATTGGAAAGGCACAAATGTTTCAAGAAAAATACAATATACATTCCAATTATATTCAACGGAGCGAATATATAAATTCTGCTTTGCTTGGGTTATGTAATTCTATGAAATCATATGATGGTAGAGTACCTGTTCCATATTATGCTGATTGGTACATACAACACGAATTGTATAAATCATTTACACGAAGTCATCCGTTCGGACAATATAATCATTATCAAATGATGAATTGTAAATACAAAGTAACAAAAAGCGACCAAATTATACCGTTAAGTACATTTGAATACAGCAACAATCTAGTTACAGAACGATCAAACAAAAACAATTATAATTTTGACAAAGACGCTATTATATCAATGTTAAACACTGTTTCTACATCGGATTGTCGGATATTTTGTCTACGGTATGATATTGATAATATGAATGTCAAACATACATATAAAAAAATAGCTGAATTAATGGTTTGTTCTCGCACTAGTATTGGAAATAGTCTTTCACGATCGTTGTCTAAAATAAAAAAAATCTATAATTAGAACAAAGTTTTCTGTAACCATATTATAAATGAAGTATTCTAATAACCCACATACTGTATATAATGGGGCTCTGTCCGGCCAACGTAATATGTTTTTAACAACTTCTATAGCTGTAGCAATAATTGGATTTAGCAAGGGACTAAAAACTCCTCTAGCAAGAGTTATCGTACAGATTCTGGCTATTGCCATATTTTTCATGTCTATCGCAATTGGCTTCAAATCAATGATCGATTTTCGTTATTATTTAGATAATATGACAGGTCCTATACCAGAACATATACCTATTAATAACTGGTATAATTGGACCTATATCAGCATTGCTTACATATGTATTTTAGTATCTATTATTGGTATTTTTATTTTTGATAAAAACACTTTTTTCAAGCAATAAGCATTGCATCATAATGGATTTGTTTCCAAGATAACCCACAATAAGATTCTTTCTTAATTTCATTATTCACTTTGTTCTTGAGTGCGTTAGATATTATAGACCACAACATTCTATAATATCAAATATCATATTATCTATAATTCATTAATCAAATATTATTTTTACAATTTATTTATATGAACGATTTTCGAATGTCTGGGAGCAATCTTTAATGGTACCCATTTTTTGAATTTTCTACTGAATTCACACTCCATTAACACCTTTTTATGAAGGTCTACATATTTATCTTCGTCAATATTTTGAAAATCACCTTCGTCATCGCTCTCTTCAATATAGTCTAGATTGTCATTCTCTTTTATTTTTCTAAAGATTTTATTCAATATTACACTAATTTTGAAATTTGGTATATAAGCCAAGTTGTAATATACTGACACACTGTCCCTACCATAAGCGAACAGGTGATATATATCATTTTGAATGTCCGCACATATTTGGAATATTGCTCTATACCTGTATTGTGGTTTCGTCATAGTCATCCTATATGACTTACAATCATATGTAGGAAACGCATCTTTCTTTTTAGGTTCACTGTGAAGGCTTACAATATTCATTTTTTTTGCTATAGATACGTTTATATATGGCATTTTATCATAAGCACTTCTGTACTGTAGATGATGTGTTTGGTAATGTATAAAAGGAGCATATTTTTCATCTATTGTTGACGGATAACCTTCTTCACCATCTTTAAGAACTACCTCCCAAGTATTACACATATATACTTGTGTATCTTTATTCACGGATTTGAACCCATGAAATACTTCAGGCAGTGTATGAAATATATGATATGTAGAATAATGTTTTGTTGGGGTTCCTCTGTAATATAACATATCCTCAATTACCACTTTACACTCACTAGTTTCGTCGTTTTTTATCATTGTGCCATAAAGAATCGTACCTAACGACAAGTTCATGTTCGATTTGAAAGGCATTTTTGTGATGTTTGTAACCTGTTTATCTCTATTGCATTCTATCATATAACAGACATCATACTCCTTATAGAATGTAAACCACAAGAATACCTTTTTTCCAGTTGGTATAGCTAGACAAATATTATAAGATTCACAAACTTTTTTATGGGAAATGGTTTCATAAGAAAGTTCTAACTTGGGAAGTCTTTCCAATAACTTGTCTCGTTGATTTCTTGACAACAACATCAAAGACATTGTTATAATGGGTGATTAATGTTTATATTTTTTGTAGTTATTACTTTTCAATTTTGTATTTGATAGTATTTTATCATTTGGACTATAATTCCACTTGTTCCAATAATTGTAAACCAATAAACTATGTCTGTTGCAGTATAGCTATACCCAATGTCCCAATCCCCACATATATATTTAATTAATAATGATGTAATTAGTGGAACAATTACAATGTCTGGAAAATTAGATCGATTCTCTAATAACATTAATATGACAGTTAATGCTATGGTTAGTAATATTGAATATATTACTCGCTTCATTATAAATAATAATATATTTTTTCTTAAATAATAATCATAATAGTGAAGGATATTCAAAATGGTATTTTCAAAAAAAAAAGTCGATGAAAAATTTGAAAATGGACATTTTTAAAAATGTCCAAAATGAAAATATTAGAAAAGTTTTTTTTCGGAAAAATCCGTTTTTTTAGTTTCACTAGTAAATGCTGTAAAAATGAAAATCAAAAATTTTGTATGAGATGATAAACTATTTTTCAATAAAATGATTTAGGCATTTTTTTTGTCTCCATATATGTCAAAAATGGAAGCGAAAAAAATGCCGAAAAATGCCGAAAATTATTATTGTAAAAAATGTGACTTTAGTACGAGCAAATATAGTAACTGGTTGAAACATATATCCACACGGAAACATAATATGGAAGCAAATGGAAACAAAAAAAATGCCAGCTATGTATGTGAAAATTGCAGCAAGGAATATATAAGCCGAGGAAGCTATTGGAAACATCAAAAAAAATGTTTTAACGAATCTATAATAACACAAAATACAGATACAAATGAAATAAGTTCTATAAGTCCGAATGTTATATTCAATTTATTGAAGCAAAATCAAGAATTCAAAGAGCTATTAATAGAGCAACAACAAGAAAACCAAAAACAACAAAAAGAGAATCAGAAACAGCAAAAAGAGAATCAGAAACTTCAAACCATTATATTAGAAACTGAAAGTAAATTATTAGAAGCTGTAAAAGAAAGCAAGACAATTAACACTAACTGCAATTATACTACTAACAACAAGTTTAATCTGAATTTCTTTTTGAACGAACAATGTAAAAATGCTATGAATATTTCAGACTTTATTAATAATATGGTAGTATCTGTAGAAGATTTAAAAAATACAGGCAAACTTGGTTATATAGACGGAATAACGAAAATTTTTGCGGATAAATTGAAAGAATTAGATACACATGATCGTCCGTTGCACTGTACCGATTTAAAACGAGAAACGCTTTATATAAAAAACAATAATGAGTGGTCGAAAGAAACAGAAGACAAGCATAAAATGAAAACGGCTATAGAATGCGTTGCGAATAAGAATCTAAACAATTTGAATAGTTGGAAAGAGGACAATCCAAATCATGTAATCATGGATTCAAAAGAGGATAAAGAATTCGTAGAAATAATGACGAATTCATTAGGCGGGATGGGTTCTGACCGAGAAAAAAACAAACAAAAAATAATAAAGAATGTACTGAAAGAAGTCATTATTGATAAATAATTTTTATGTTATCCGCACAATGATAACATAAACATATTAACCAAACTTTTTACGAACCATATTTTGAACCCCGGACAGTGAATACCAGCAGTCAATCATTCCGTTGTTGTAGTCTAAAGAACCCCCATCCTTAAATGATATCGTTAATATAGCGGGATATGTATTTCCGGTATTTTTATCTTCATACGATGCCCTTTGAGAAATATTCTTAATAATTTTTTCTTCTAATTTTCCAATTTCAGTATTGGCGATTCGAGAACCCACTGAGTCAAAATATATAGTGATAGAAATACTGGCATAAGTTCCAGTTTTCAACATATCCTGTATATTTTTATCTAATTCTTCATAATTGTCTGTAGACAGCTTATAAATTGTCATGCTATATAGTATAATAAAGTAATATTATATTTGAATTTTATTAATTTCCTCGGTCATAAACTCCTCTAGTTCAACATTCATATTTGTAAGAATTTCTTTATCTTTGAACATATTTTCACTTTCCAGATTAGACGTCGGAGAACCTTCTTGTATTGTCTCGATAATCTGTTTGTATTTCTCTAATTCAGCGTTAAAAACGTTTTTTTTCTTAGGAATACTATAATTATTTTTAATAAATTCCCAACCCTGATGAAGAATGTAAATAATTGCCACAAATACTATTATTTTTAATAAAAAAAATACAATTTCGGACAAAACCATAACTGCTATAAATTATAGATAGAATGTAAAATATTAATACAAACGTTTTCTAAATATGTTTATAGAAAATAATATAAATGAAAATCCCTTTATCAAACAAATGGCAACGATTTTATGTGTTGAAAAACTAGGTTCAATTAAAGAATTGAAAGTAAAAAATGTAACAGAAGCAGAATTATATAAAAAAGCCGGCCTGAAAACAGGACAAGATTTCAAACAACAGACTACATGGAATGTAAAAGTAAATAAAAAAACATATAATATTTGTATTTATGGTAAAACAAAAGGACGAGCTAATACAGAGAATAAATATGATTTTCCTCCCCCCATTGACAACACGTTATTTTTTGGCAATTGTATAATTGTATGCAAGGATGACGATACCATAGTAAGCATCACAGCTAGCGAATGGGATAAAATATACGAAGAATTGTTTGGTGGATTTGAAGATATTGGAGACGAAACTAGTGAAGATGAAAGCGATGAAGACGACAACATTCCTAAGACAAAATCCGGTTATGCTAAAGACGGATTTGTGGTAGATGATGGTGAGGACGAAAGCGAAGAGTACACTTCTGAAAGCGAAGAGGAGAAACCACCAAAAGCAAAACGTTCAACAAAAAACAAACTGGAAAATAAAATGAAGATTTCCGTTCCAACAAATGTATTTGATGTAGAAACTGATATAGATTTTGATTTTATAGATGAACTACAAGAAGAAGAATATGTATAAATACAAAATTGAATTATATAAAAGCAAAGCTATATAATCCAATAATAATATGAATATGATTATAAGCAATCCAAACACTTTTCGTAAAAACATGCGTTCGAAACTTTGTCCGATTATTGACAATGAAAAAATGACAACTAACTTAGAAATAGGTGTATATAATTATGCTATCAAAGAAGCAACTAGTCGCAAGATTTTAAAAAAGTGGGACAATAATCTATTTGTAGAGATTTATACAAGTAGATTCCGCAGCATTTATATTAACTTGAAAAAAGAATATCTAAAAGAGTTGCTTATAAATGGTGAGATAACGGTAGAACAATTGTCTGGAATGACACATTATGAAATGGATCCAGCAAAATGGAAAACACTGCTTGATAAAAAACATGCGATTGAAGCAAATAAATTTAACCAGAAGTTGAAAGCCACTACAGACATGTTTACATGTAAGAAATGTAAATCAAAACGATGTACCCATTACGAATTACAGACTAGAAGTGCGGATGAACCCGCCACAATCTTTGTTACATGTCTCGATTGTGGCAAGAATTGGAGGTCTTAAAGTATAAACATCTAGCTTATTACACGAATGTAATAAATAATACCAGAGCATCAGCAATCGCAATTGTGATAACAGAAATAAAGAATACTATAAATTTTTTTTCGGCATTATTATAAGTTTCTAATAACAAGGCAGGGCGTCTTTTTGTAATTTCATTAGGGTATAATGCTGGCACACCCTGGTATTTTTGAACGCTATCACGAAATATGCTATTATGTGTAACCAAACTGTCTATTCTAGTGCGACATAAAGGACATTTCGGATGATTATAGCAGGAAATTTTCCCGATATCGAATAACCTGTATAAACAGTCAATACAGAATATGTGATTGCAATTAGTCATTATGCTGTTATTGTTTGTCAGCTCATTGTAACATATCGCACAATCATTATTCGTATTTGTGAGATCGTTACTTATAAATGAAAAATCAATAATAATTATATAATGAGTGAATAATCTATTGTAAATTTGCCGCAGTGACATGAAAAATTCACAATGATGTTGTATATAGCGATGGAGTATATGAGAATGTCGAACCATATCATCATGGTTAATATCATTGATTATTTGATGGATACAATCAGGATAATATAGATCGAATTTCTGTATGATGCCCTTAACTAACAATAACAGTTGCCTTTGAAATAAACGTAAATTATTCGGCGTTTTCTTTCTCAATAGTTTCATATTAGGTTGAATTACATCACACATAAATCCTATAACACGTATACTTTCTATGGGGTAAGATGATAGCATATAAATAGCATAATTATAATTCAATTCAAATTTATGGTCTACAGCCATATACTGCAGTACTATTGTTTTAAAATATTGTCTATAATCACTATTACAATGTTTTATATTATGTCCTTCTTCCTTACAAAACGAACAATGTATTATCCTAGACATAGTTAGTGTATAACAATAAAAAATATTTATTGTTATAAATAGAATGTTGTTTATGCGATGATTTCTAAATCTTCTAGTCTCCAGTATTCACAGCCCCCATTCGGCATAGGTCGTTTGATAATAAAAGGTAATTTTTTTTCCTCTAATTCTTTCAACGCGATTAAATATCCATCTATAACCGATGGATCTGTATCGACAAATGGTTGTGCTCCAGCATTAATTTGCTTAGATCGTTCTCCAACAATGCGTGCTTTTTCATACTTAGTAAGAAAGGGCAATGTAATATGAAGAGGATCCACAATAACCCCATCTTGGTCCCTTGTTATCTTGCACATTGCTTCTACTTCATCATGATTATGACTTAACAATTCAGGATGATAATCAGCAACAATACTGTCTTTGGCATTTTCATTTATTTTCTGTAGATAATCCTCGTTATCACTTTCTTCGTCACTGAAATCATCTAGTTCAGCAAACCCACTGTTATCATTTTGTCTTGTATTTTGTAACATGCTTTCCATGTTTTCATCATTATTGTCATCAAACTGATCGAATTCGTCATCATCATCATCATCAATATCACTATCTAACTCATCGTCGTTGTCGTCACTATCAACATCCGCATCAGCATCATCGTCAACGATTTTCTTGTTTTTTTTTGTTGTAGGTAATGGTCCATCGTCTTCTATATCAGAGCTAATCTCTACTTCACTATCGCTCATTGGGAAATCATCAATCTCGTCCATATTTATATATAAATATGGTAATAAATATTCGGTTGTTTCTAAATTCTTATAAAAAATATGCTTTTCAATTTTATAAGAATACTGTTTGTTATAAAATCACGTTATAATCTGTTTATCAGATTCATTGGTCCATTTTGTATCACATTCAGTACAAATGTAGAGATACTTCATCTTGTTATTATCATATCTCACATAAATAACTTCTAAAGGTCCTTGGAACTTGTCGTTGACATTAGAATCACATTTATCATTAGGACACTTGATATCATGCATCCGAGGCAAGGTTGGGTCCATCTTCGTATATTTATTTATGATATGGTTAAATTTTTGTTCGCCTTTTGTAAAATCAGTATTCAAAACACATACACCATCTTGGACTGATGAATTGTCAATATGAGCGCAGTTTCTACAATAATAGCTCAATTTATTGGTGTTTGTTTGATCGATACAAATATAATACATGTTGTCGCATTTCTCGCAGAATTTCATTGTTGATATATAAAGATTTATATTTTTTAATACCATTAATGAGTATATTATAATATCAATTTTACAAAATATGAATTAACTGGATTATGTAAAATTGAATTTAGGAAGGAATATAAATATATGAGCATATATTACTTCAACTATTTATGAAGCAACGCACCGCTTCAAATACCATGTCAATACAACACAACCTGACGTTAAATGAGTATCTGCGAGGGAAAAGGTTAGACAAATCGTCTAATATGTCACCAACGAATACACGGATTGGTGACAAAGACAATGGTATTTATGGGGGCTCTTACAATATTAGTAAAGAGGACTATCCTGAATTCTTAGAAATCTATAAACGTGATGTTATAAATCGGAAAAACGCATCCGAATATTTGACTGAGAAACAGTTATTGGATGATGGTCCATTGGTTTATGATTTAGACTTTCATTATGATTTATCAGTTGATGAACGACAGCATTCGGAAGAACATATTGAAGATGGTATTGATATTATATTTGAGGAGCTCAAAACCATATATAATTTCGATTCATCGATGAAAATTGATGTATTTGTATTTGAAAAACCAGATGTAAATCGTGTAAAAGAGAAGAATATAACTAAAGACGGGATTCATATATTGATAGCAATGAAAGTAGCTCGTCCCGTCCAGAAACACATTCGTAAAAATTTAATAAAAAAATTAGGAGAAGAAACATGGGGAGAATTGCCTATAATTAATACAGATGGTTGGAAAGGTGTGTTTGATGAGGGGATAACAAACGGAACAGTAAACTGGCAGTTGTATGGTTCAAAGAAGCCAAACCATAAAAAATACCAACTCAAGTATTGGTACTCAATGGGTTATGACGAGACTGACGGTGAAATTAGCCTCGAAAAGAAGAACGCAAAGGAATTCTTAGTCGATCTAGATATAATGAAGTTGTCTGTTCGAAATCCGGATTTGCCTAGCTTTCCGATGAAATCATCATTCGTTCCAGAATATGAAAAAATCCTATCTACGAATACTCGCGTAAATGCGATGAAAAACTCAATGCATTTGTCAAAAAAGACTGTGTACAATAGTTTCAATGTAAACGACATACGTAAGATTTCTAATCAGGAGGAATTAGATGATCAGTATGACATATTCTTTGAATCACTCGGCAATAATGAATATGAGTTGAAAGACTTATGCGAATACACACTAGGTCTCCCAGAGAGTTACTATGGAAATGGCTCATATGACAAATGGATGCGTGTAGGATGGGCTTTGAAAAATACAGACAGTAGATTCTTAATTGTTTGGATAAAATTCAGTTCTAAAAGTAGTAGTTTTGATTATCAAAGTATATCGTTGTTAGTAGACAAATGGGGAGATTTTGATGAAGGCAACAAAGAAGGGTTGACGAAACGATCTATTATTTATTGGATAAAGACAGACGCACCTCAACAATTTGAAACCATTAAGGCAAAATCAATATCATCTATGATAGACAATACTATACGGACTTCTATTTATAACAACGACGGCAAAGGGGGGTGCACTGATTTCGATATAGCAGAGGTATTGTATGCGTTGAAAAAAGGAGAATTTGTATGTGATAGTGTTAAAAACAATGTATGGCACCAGTTCAAAAATCATAGATGGGTATTGAATGACTCAGGAACGTCATTGAGAATGACGTTATCAAAAGAGATGAGGACTATCTATAAAGAAAAGGGTACAATATATGTAGGAAACGGACATTCTACTCCAAGAGAGGAAATTGCGTACCAAGACGCACAAGAACAAATAGAAGTAAAGAGTGATGTAAAAGAGTGCGAATCTGATAAAACACTAGCACAAAATTGTATGGCCGTATATGGACGTCTCGGAAAAACGGCAGACAAGAAAAATATCATGACTGAAGCAAAAGAGTTATTCTACGATCACGGAGAATTAATGAAAAATCTCGACCAAAATCCATATTTATTGTGTTTTAAAAATGGTATATTCGATTTTAAAGAGGACTGTTTCCGCGATGGGCGTCCGGAAGATTATGTATCAAAATCTACGAATATTAATTACATTGAACTAACCAACGAACATAAAAGTACAATGGACGAAATCAATACATTTCTACACGAACTGTTTCCAGTGCCTGAACTATATAACTATATGTGGGATCACCTTGCTTCTATATTATTGGGTACATCAGTAGGACTAAACCAGACGTTTAGTATGTATACTGGCGAAGGCCGTAATGGCAAGTCTGTATTGATTTCACTAATGGAAAAAGTCTTGGGTGATTATAAAAAGGATATTCCACTGTCTTTAATTACTGATAAAAGAGGAAAAATTGGTGGTGCCAGCCCAGAGATTATTGGACTACAGGGCGTCCGATATGCTGTCATGCAGGAACCTCAAAAAGGCGATGTTATTAATGAGGGTGTATTGAAACAGTTGACTAGTGGCAAAGATCCTATTCAAGGTCGTGGTTTGTATTCTCCAGATGTAATTTCATTCCTTCCTCAATTTACTCTAGCGGTTGCCTGTAACGTAATGATGGAAGTAAACTCGAATGATTATGGCACATGGAGAAGAATTCATGTAACCCCATTCATGTCTCTGTTTACAGAAAAACCCGTACAAAGTAATCCAGACAAACCCTACCAGTATAAGGTAGATTTGGATCTAGATGACAAATTCGATGAGTGGAAAGAAATATTTGCGTCGATGTTAGTAGCGCACGCACGCAAAACAAAAGCCCGCGTGAAACCATGTGATATCGTCCTACAAGCAAGCACACAATACCGCGAGAGTCAAGATGTATTCTCACAGTTTGTTGGTGATAAGATTGTAAAGGATGAAACAGGCAAGATTACCAAGACAGATCTCTTACAGGAGTACACTATTTGGTTTGCGAATAATCATCAAGGAAAACAGACAAGTCAGCGTGAATTATTTGAGACAATGGAGAAACGGTTTGGTAAATTAGAAGGAAAGAAAAAATACTGGTCCGGTTGGTCTATCGCATATGACAATGGTGATGATGAAGACGACGATGTCGATGACATTAATGAAGACGACATCTAATTAAAATAATAATATTTTGAGTAAAAATAATATTATTTCAAACGGTAAATTTAAATCCAATTTTTTTTTTCATAAGGTTCTCCCAAAAATAGATTCATTAATATACGGAAAAAGTCAATTATCCCTTGTTCTAACGGAATTATATAAAATGGAAAGGCTATTATCAAAACAAACGCGAGTAACTTATAGTAATTGTTTGATAAATAGGTAGAATTGTATATTGCCAAATACCCGGTTATTACAGCAAGTAATAAATATATCAATAGTGCGTAATCATAGACACCGTCGATTAAATTATACCAGTAATCTGAATATAAATATAAACGATTACTGCGGGTTTGTATGTTATTCAATTCAAACTTGCTAGAGATAAGAGAGGAATTTTGCTGTTGTAAGCTATTATAATAAACTTGTCCGTATTTTTCAGCGAGCGGTTTTGCCGTATTGGCTTTGAAATATAAGTCTTTTATATAAGCATCTAGACGAAAAAACTCATGCATTTCGTCGTCCAGAATTTCATCAGTATTGCTTAGTTGTTTTTCGAGAATTTCAAGTTGACGCGCTATAGACCGTTCAATTCGTTTTAAATAAACAAGTAATCGATTCAATGCTCTTATAATGTCGTTCAATTTAGATATTTCAGCTTTATAATCTTTTGTTAATTGTTTCGCATCGTCTCGTTGTTTATTTAATTTTTTTATTTGATTTTCAAGATTTCCCACATACCTTTGTATACTTCTCAACTCGTTCATGAGTATTTTGTGTTCGGATTGAAGAAAATTACGTTTCTGATAAGACCGGTAAAAACTTCGTTTTTTATCAGGAATTTTATCCTTGTATTTTTTTATCCAACGTTTATTGCTATCATCACGGACTAATATATGATATTCTTCATCACGAATTTTTTTTATGCGGCGATCCCTTCGAATAGTTTCTGGACTTTTTTGCGTTGAACTTCCTCCTCCCATTTATATATAAAGACAAATTATTTCAGGACTAATTTTAGGTAATAAAATACGTAGAATAAAATGGCAATTAAAAAGGGAAATATACTTAATGGAACTAAATACAATAATTTTGTTTGTAAAGAAGTATCTTGTCTGTAGTTAATAAAGATATATGCAAAGTATAAAAATAATAGGTAATATAATATCAAGCCGTTTCTATTAAATAATAAAAGGTACACGTTTTGTTCTTGTAAATACATGTTTTCTCTATCATACAGAGTGTTTGTCTGAAGTATATTTTTTGTCTTTTTGCCAAGGGTTTGATTTTGTTTTTGGTATTCTCCAAATGTCATAGTTTTTCGCTTGTTTCCCAAAGAATAATAATAATTTAACAGCCAGTTATCTTTTAAAGTACCGTCTTCCATAAGCAGGTTTCTTTGAGTAACATCTATATCCTCCATTTTTCTATTTATTTGTTCTTTTTTTTCCTGTCTTGCGTCTACCATATCATTAATAATGTCGGTTTTTTCTCCATATTGGTTGGTTTTATCTAGTCTCACTTGTCGTTTGCCTTCTAATATTCTATAAGTAATGTCTCTTTCATTTTCAGCGGCATTTTTTTGTTTGATTGCTTTTGTTTTGTTCTTCTCCGTTCTAGCCTCAATTTTTTTATGCTCTGGATAATAATATTCATCTATACGATTGGCTTCTGCATCATAATTTTTGTTGTCTCTGTTTAATCGAATGTTGAAGTTTGATAAATCACGAAATTGTCTCTTTAGAAAATCATAATTCAGCCGAGAAATGTGTTGTTTGTGTCCTGCTTGATCTCTATACGATTTCGCTTCTTTTTCTCTCTTATCTTTTCCCCAACTACTATGATAAGTCCATTTACATCGCGATGGTTTTCTATTATAACGAGTGCGTCTGTATCTATCGCACCCATTTTTTGTATCTATCTTGTTACGATCACCAAAGTTTTTAGCATATTCACCAGTACCTTGATTAATATAATACGGCCTATTCCTATCCCTTTCATACGGTGTAATATTTACGCTATGAGGGACATTTGTACTAACATTGTATCTGCCGTTTCCTTTATAAGAATGATTTTGTTTCATTTTACGTTCATTGTCTGGATTGGGAAATTTTGCCATATTTTATAAGTTATAAAATATGGAGATTAAATTTTACTATAATTGGAGTATTCATTAGGGGAATTAGCAACTACCTTATTCGCTTTGCTAAAGGAAGAGAATGTTTCCAATTCATCATGGATTATATTCGATAATTTATCATTTTCTATTTCTGCTAGAACATTGCCATCTAAATCAAATACTTGATTGTCAGAAATCTCGTATTGCTTCTTGCCGTCCATGCTGTATAAATCGATATCGTAACGAATATATGAAGTGCCCTCTGGATCAGAGATCAAACTTATGTTCTGAATATCATAGACACATTGTAATTTATTTTTATCAAAAACTGTTCCTGGATGACAACACGCAGGTCCTTGGCATTCACCGGTTGACAATTCACCTAATAAGTTCCCACGCGCCAATTCTCGTTCTCGTTTTTCATCCATCGTAACAGGTTGGTCCAACTGTAATTCATTGAAATTCATTTTGCTGCGACGTTGGACGTCATTGTAAATATTAAATATCATTATGCCACAATAAAAGAATGTGAATACAACGATCACACTTACAAGCCATTCTGGAATAAACGGTACACGTTTTTGAATAATGACTAATAGAAATACCACTAATAATGCGAATATGACATAGTACAACATACGATTATACTCGTGCTGTCTGAGTCTTTTAGATTCATTCAGCAATATAGCTCTTTGTTGACTATCGATCGCACTATCAATCTGTTGTTTTTTGTTATGAAGTCTTTTGTTTTCGGTTTTGACTATGTTGTCTACTTCACCTTGTTTTACTAGTACAGACTGACTATTTTCTTCGGCAGCTTTAAAGTCCTTATGTAATTCATCTAACTGATCTTGAACTCTTTCTACATCGGCGTCTATATCTTCGTCTTGTGATTTGCGTCCGAGTCCTACAAGGTAGTTTCTTTGTAATTGGAATAAATTCGACAAATCTACAGGGCTTTTATCTTCTTGTTTTATTTCTGTATTGCTTGACATTATATATTATAAAAATATTTTATAATATAACTAAGATTGTTGAGAAATTAATCACTATTTTTAATCATAATAACGCCTAGTATTAAAGTAAATGTAGCTAGACCTCCTAAAAACAACGTTTGACTAGATAGTTCTGCCATTTTACGTACATCCTCTTTTCTAACTTCATCCTTGTTTTTTATAGGGTCATTTAAATCATATTCCTTGTCATAATTGTATTTTCGGTCTTTTGACATTTTTGTTGAGATCTCATAATGTTTATTCAAATCACCGTCCAATTCATTATAATTACGGACTATTTGTGCCATTTCACCTTCTTGGTTCTTTGCTTTTTCCGCAATCGGAATTAGCTGGTTTTCTATGACTAGTTTTGTTTTCTCGTTATTACATTTAGTGCTGCTGTACTCATCAAAATAATCATATTTATCTTTGTATTTATTTTCTAGTCCTTCTTTTGAACTAAACAAATTGGAGTACATTGTCGCGAATACGTTTTTGCTGTAAGGTTTTATTGTTTTTCCTTGCTTTGGTTTTTCCTTATATTCAAGACACCGATTAAGATTAACAAAGGTTTCTTTGTTGCTGGAACTGGTGTTACTAAATTGTTGTGTAGACCCGAATAGTTTCAGATTGGAAATTTTTACTGTTGCTGTCTTGTCGTTCATTTTCATAACAATGAAACGAAAAAAATTATATTGTTTTAATGGGCTTACATAGAACATTTTTTCGGGAATGCGCTGAGGTATCTGATTTCCCTTTAATTGATGTTGATTTACCAAATCCCAACTCTCTCCATCAAGAGAACCCGCAATCATAAAATTTACAGGGAAGTTGTTGTTGTTTATAAAGGTAGGTGTCATTACTAAATAAGACGTTAAATATATCTTATATGGTAGTTGAATTTGTATCCATTCACCAGGCACTTCTATCTGTCTTGTGCCAACTTTTGTAACCCAATAATTTGTTTTATTGCCTCCTCCTCTATAAGCAGAAGGAGAACCTTTGTTATAAGGGGACTGCTTATATTCTGAATAACTGGTATTCAAAATATTGTAATCAGGGTTGCTTACATTATCACATTCCCAGAATGTGTTTGTGTCTGCGTTAAATACATTGAAAGCCTTATGTTTATCCGAACGTTCACTTGATGATTTTATGAAATATTTACCGTTTGGTTGATATAATCCTGACTCAATCAAATCATCTACAGATAATTCGTTTGTTTTAAAAGTCTTTCCTTTTGGAAGTGGGAGTAACGGAATGTATTTTTCTTTATCCATATTATAATAATATGAGGTATTTATTTACTTAATTTGAAAAAAAAGTAATAAATAGATGTAGTTGCTAAAACTGTAAGTAACATTGTTGTATAATTGTTTGACACATCCGTTAACTCTTGGTCTTGATGTTCGTTTGTAGTTTCTTCCTTTTCAACAATAAAATAATTTGGGTTTAATCCATAATGTTTTGGTTTTGTAATATTCTCAAAGTACTCTATTTTACGTAAGAAGGGCAATTCTTCTACTCGAGTCTCTTGGTAAGTGTCAGTTACTTCTGACATTACTATTTTATCGTCACATTCTTCTTTGTTATCGCGACACCTTGCGTATTCGCCGTAAATTTCATTGAAAGGTTTTAATTTATTGTCTGCTATCATTTGTTGTTCTTCTTTATTAATATCGTCCATTGTTGTTTATTTATTCTATAAATAAACAATTCATTTTATTTACTAAGCTTGAAGAAAAAATAATATAATCCAGTGGTTGCTAAAACCGTCAAAAACATGTTTGAATACATAGTTAGTTGATTATATTCATCAGCTTCTTTTTTCAATGACTTGTCGTTATCTTTTAACTCGAACAGTTTTGTATCAAGCTCAGTCCTCAATGGGAGAACCTCGGTTTTATAACGTTTCATAATATCCGTATGTTTCGCTTCAAATTCTTTTTCAGACACAATAGGAAGCCGTTCATAATCATACATCTGCATTATCAATCCTTTTGACTCGTCAGATATATTATTATAAATTTCCATCATATTATCATATTCATTGCCACTACAAGTCATCATATCCTTCTCCTTACAATCAACGTATTTGATGTATTCTTTATTGAATTTATTTATTTCGTCGAATAATTCTTTACTTTTGTCTATTTTTTCAGAACTCATATAGTATATGGTAATACTATATAATTCGAATATTATGAAAAAACATTTGTTGTGTTTTTATAAATCAAATAGCCCAGCAATCCTATTCCTACTCCTAAATTGATAGTGTTTAATAAAGTATATTCTACACGGTCATTAGTATCTTCATAATTACCATAAGAACCACTATTCTGGTTTTTTAATTTTTTCAGAACGGTAGCGTTTGTCTTATTAAGACACAATTCTTTGTTAATACATTTGATCGCATTGTCTCCTTTGTCAAACCGCTCTCTATTTATCTCATTGTCAATTCTACAAATGTTTTCGTAATCAAAACCTTCATCATTCCTCTCTATGTCAACACATTCTTTATCGGTTGGCATAAAACCACTTTCCTTTGCTCTGATATAAAAATAGTCATTTTTGCTATATCCAATTATTGCGGGATCTTCCATTTATATAATATAATATGATTTTCTTTTATTAGTTAACACAAATGCGATAATATTTTGTAGAAACCGCGGTTAGACTCTTGCGATCAAATTCGCAAATTTCATTTGGTCGTAGACACAGTGCCAATGCCTGGGGATCAAATCGCGATATTTCAGGCAGTTGATTGTTATTTTTCAAATTATATTTTTTCATCATATTAACAGAGTCTTCTTTGCTTAGTGCGTTCCCCTTTGGTACCAAATTATGTTCGAAAATATTGTATTGAAGGCGGGCAATATTATGTACTACTACGAATATTCCTTCTTGTTCGTATACTTGTTTCATACGCATGACTAGTCCTTCATTTGGTTCATCATCTACGACAACAATCAACGTATCCTTCTTGTCGATAACGTTATCAATCTCAAACCGTCTATCCACTAAATCATCTAAATGTTTTTTATTGAAAGAAGTCGTTTTTTTGTCTCCTCCTTGAGAGAAATATTCTACATATACTTTTTTATCGGTTTCGGGGTTTGTCAATAGCATATTAAGAGAATCACTAGAATACATGGCGTCGATCTCTTTGTTGCTGAAATCAATGAATTGATTGATGTCATATCCCAAATATTCTAGCTGATTAAGTAAGTTCAGACGTGACTTGTATAACTTCAAAATCTTATTGTTTACGCTCATTTGTATATAAATAGAAAGGAAACTTTTTATTAATTTTTCTATTTATAATAAATTCAATTTTGTATTTACCCAGTCTTCTTTATAATAAAATTGCCAAAGTCTAATGCCTTAGACAGTAACCCACCGCCTCCTTGTGTTTTTTCTTCGGATGATGTTTCTTCACTGGGGGCACCAGTCTTTTGGACTGGTGCTGGTTGAGGCATTTCACTTGAGACAGTCGGGAGAATATTATCATTTGTAGTTGCACCATTCATAACATATGTGGGTGCTATATGAAAGTTTTGCGTGGTTCCACCTTGTTGATTTCCATTCATATTGGGTCCATTCATATTGGGTCCATTCATATTGGACGGTTGTGAATTAACCGGGTTGAAATCACTTAGCTTATATATATCCATAGCAGTAACCATTTGTGTTGTATCCATGTCACCCATGCTAGGTTGTGCGGTCTCTATCTTCATAAATTCATCTTTTTTATAAGTTATCGTCCATTTGCGCTCAGGAATTTCATCACCTCTATAGTGGACTTCTTCGCCAATATTAAATTCATTGCCTCTGTCTATAAGATCACTTCCTTCCATGGGTGGAGGTGGTGGAATAGTTTCACCCGGGGAAGGTGTGTCAATAAATTGACCTTTCATGCGTATTTCTGGACCAAAATCGGGCGTTCCTGGAGGCGTATCCGGTGTTCTCGGTTCAAACTCAGGTGTACCAACTTGATATTGAGGTGATTCTGGCGTTGATGCTGGATGATACGAGGAACTGTCTGATGGAGGCATATCCGGGGTTTCAGGATGATACTCTGGGCTGTCGGGTGGAGGCATATCAGGCGTTTCAGGTTGATACTCTGGACTCTCACTATCATCCATTGCTAGGGGTGGTTTCACAGCTTGACGGATCTTGTTCTCAATATCTCTATTTATCATATTGATTGTTGTATCAAGTGTTGGGTTTTTATAATCAGTCAATTTCTCGATATTTCTAGAAAATGTCATGTTTTCTAATTGTTCGATATTGTCTTCGGTAATTAAACGCATCTGGATATTTGCTACTTGTAACTCTTGCATTAATAATTTAAATGAGTAAGGGACGCAAATAATACTGAAGTTCCTTCCATACTTGCTAACATTTTGTAGATGCATTTCTTTGCCGTCCATTGAACCGGTAAATTTAAGGGGTCCATCAGCCATTGGACTGATAAACACGTTCTTTGATGGATTATATGCCGCAATCATTCCAGTTGTATTACAAATTGCTAAGTAATACTTATCGCCTCTCTCCATCATGGATTCTTTCAAAAATTCACACGCACCATGTGATATTACAGAGTCGCGTTCCATCTCGCCAATACGAAGACCACCATCGTTAGCTCTTCCAGAAACAGGTTGTTTTGTAAGAGCGGTTCTCGGACCAAGAGCGCGATAATTGATTTTATCTTTTACCATATGTTTCAACCGCATATAGTAATTTGGACCCATGAAAATTTCACTCTCAAGTTGCTCTCCAGTCATTCCATTATATAATAATTCGTTTCCACTTGAATGATAACCCATGTTTGTCAACAATTCTCCAAATACGCCGACTTTCGAACCTTTATTATTAAAGGCCGTACAATCGGTGAAACTACCTTGAATACAAGACGCTTTTCCAGTAATACATTCTACCAAATGACCTATAGTCATTCGGGACGGAATCGCATGTGGATTAATGATAATATCGGGACGTACTCCTTCTTTTGTAAAAGGCATATCACATTCAGGGACAACTAATCCAACCGTTCCTTTCTGTCCGGCTCTAGAAGCCATCTTATCGCCAATGTTCGGGATCCTTTCTTCGCGAATTCTTACTTTCGCAATGCGTCTTCCTTCTTCATCATCAGTGATAAAAGTTTTATCAACTATACCAAGCTGTCCTTTCTTTGCTGTTTTAGAACTATCTATAAGTCTATCACTTTCAGTATCAACAGAAGCGGAACCAATCAATACAGTCTTATCGTTAATGGGTGTATTCTCTTGAATTAATCCATATTGGTCTAATTTACTGTAATCATATCCAGGTTTCGTCCCCACTACGGATTGTTCTGTTTCAATATTGACGAACTTCTTTTGAGTAACATTATCACCCTGTTTGCTTTTTTCCTCATGTGTCTCATATGTTGTGTAATAAGTAGTCCTGAATAAACCTCTCTTAAGAGCTCCTTCGTTTATTAAGATGGCGTCTTCTACATTGTAACCTGTATAACACATAATCGCTACAATTGTATTCTCACCATAAGGGTTCTCTTCGTTATTGATATATTGAAGGAATCTGGATTTTACCAATGGAACTTGTCCTGAATTCAAAACAACCGCCGTTTTATCCATACGCACTTGATGATTTGTATGATACATAGAACAGGCTTGTTTGCTTTGCCCGCAAGAAAATGAATTTCTCGTGGCTGGGTTATTTTCAGGATAATTGATTAAATTACACATGACACCAAAAATCAACGATTCGTGAATTTCCATATGTGTAAACCTGTTACTCTTATCGCTCTCATATGCCTCTGTATTCAGTGCGATGTAAGCATTTTCAGTTTCATTTGTATCAATATAATCAATAACTGCTTTATTCTCAACAAACCGCTTGAATCTTGCTGGTTCACATTTTTCATCCATACCTTGGTATAACTCACTAAGAGAATACATTTTATAATTGTTTGGATCAAACGACTTGTCCGATTTTTCGTTGAACCCAGTTGTCATCTGAGTCCAATTAATATTACCACTTTCAAGGGATTTTTGAAATGTAGGATTATCGAACGACATTTTTCCAGTGTCGTCATCTTTATAAAATATAGGACGACATACTCTTCCGGCATCCGTAAATATGTAAATAGTATTATCTTTGATGTCAAATGATATACTCGTATAAATAGGAATAAGACCATTACGTCTGAATAAACGCACTTTATCAACAGATTGTATCGGGTCTGTTACACAACCTCCCCAATATCCATTAATGAATACTTTTGTCATGCGAGAAATAAGGGTAGGTGTAAGGTCGGTCAAAGACATCAGAACGATTTTTTCTTTCAAGAAATCAATCAAAGGTTCTCGTGAATAACCTTGTGTAACATAAGAAGTAATAGATAAATGTTTATGGATACCAATATTGCCACCATCAGGTGTATCTATCGGGTCAAAGAATCCCCATTGGGTGGAGTTTAATAATCGTGGTCCAATTATTTTTGCACTGGAATCAATCGGCAAGTTGGTCTTTCTCAAATGACTCAAAGCAGTATAAAAAGACAACCTATTTAGATCTTGTATCGCACCTATGCGTTTTGTATGGCTGTATGCTCCCCAATTGCCCTTGAATGCCTTCCTGAAACCTATTTCTAATTCACGATCATTGAATACATTTTTATGGTTCTCCATTATCAATCGATATAAATCGTTTTCATAGAGATTGCGGTTCAAGTTCACCTTATATTCGAACCCTTTGAAAATAACACGTTGCTGGATATGATAATACTCACGGAATAAGTCATTAATCATTGAACCCACTAATTCTACTCGTTTGTATTTATAATTGTCACGATCGGTTTCTTTTTCATCTCCATTTGCCACTAATAACAGCTTCTTTACAATATGTCCGAGGTAATAAGCTTTTTCTTGATGATTAAGTTCTCCAATGTGTGGCAAAAAATAGTCGCTCATTATTTCCAAAACAGAAGCCATCGAACTATTCTTTCCTCCTTTTATCAACAATCGAATATATTCAAGTGCGTTTCTTTGTGAGAATATATTTCCGGCATCGTGAACTGATGGTTCTAGATATTTCAATAAATGCTCGTTTTTCTCCATATCCAACAAACATGTTTTGATGATGTCTTTATCGGACAAAATACCCAACGCACGAAAAACGATGAATAAGGGGACGGGATTACGTACATTCGGTATATTGACAACAATATTGTTTTGGGTGAATTTGCTATTTGGTGCTTGTATACGAACAGACAATGTTCTAACAGGTTTTGATACATTTTCAGATACAGACCTAATTTCGGCTGAGTACAAATAGTTATCGTCTGTCATTTTCTTAATATAAAGCATATTGTCGCCGAATTTTTCTTGAGGAACCACTGTTTTTTCTTTGCCGTCGATGATGAAATACCCACCAATATCATTTTTACATTCACCCATTGTATGTCTTACGTCCTTAGGCAAGCCACTTAACACACAGTAATCACTCTGAACCATCACTGGAAAACGTCCAAGATATACTTTTTCCAATAGCATATTTCGTTCTTGAATGTTACCCTTGATAGACTTTTCGGTCATTTCTCTAATGGCAGCGGTTTGCTCGGTAGTCAATTCAGCTGCCAATCTTTTCTTACGTTTAAGAGTTTTTGCTCCACCATCTTGGTCTCCTCCTTCCTGTTCTTCAACCTCTATTTCTTCCGCACCAGGGATTTCCTCTATTCCGACTAAACGAGCCGGGACATTGTCATCAATAATATCTGTAAATTCTATCTCCACATCATAATGAACCGTCATGCCATAAGTCATATTACGAAGCCTAGCTTCATTCGGGAACATATAATGGGCGTTATTATCATCGTATATTACTGGCTTTCCAAAATATATTTTATCACCGTTTTTTCCTCCCATATAGATCTTACATTGATGGCGATAATCACCGACATTTTCGTCGTATACCGTACTTATTGTAATGGGATTTTTTTCTTTGAAAATCTGAAATATACCATTTTTGAAAAAATCGTTATAAGATTCAGTATGGTGTCTTACTAAACTTTGAGGATTATTTTCAAAATACTTGTCTATAATTTTCCATATTGCCGAATTATCCATAGCAAAGGTTGTATATAAAATAATAGAATATATTTTATATAACTTGGTTGCTATAAAAGTTATATAAAGGTCTCATAAATAACTTTTATAAAGATGTGTGGCATAGTTGGAATAATAACTGCTGAACCTACTAATACTTATTCATTAATATTGAATTCCTTGCGACAATTACAAAATCGCGGTTATGATTCATCGGGAATTGGATTATTGCGGAAAGACAATATTGAGATACAGAAATTTTCATCTACGATCGATGAAACGTCTATTGATAAATTATACAGCGCCCAGGCATTAATCGACAAACAACCAAATTATATTGGAATCGGACACAATCGATGGGCAACACATGGAAAGAAGACCGATATTAACGCACATCCACATATCTCACAAAATAACGAATTTTCTATCGTTCATAACGGCATTATTGAGAATTACCAGCAATTAAAAACTCAAATGAAGTCTGTCGGGTATACATTTTATTCACAGACTGACACGGAAGTAATCGTTAGTCTATTAGAGCATCATTATAATAACGACAATGATGTATTTAATGCCATATCTAGTACAATTAATGAACTGGAAGGGACTTATGGTCTTATAATTATTCATCGCAGTAAGCCAAATTCGATATATGCGGTTCGCAATGGATCACCATTGTTAGTTGGAATGTCTGAAGATGTTGTATATATAACTTCAGAACAATCCGGATTTTGTGGCATAATTGATAATTATATTTCAATCAACGAAGATGATATTATAGAGATTCAGCGAGACGACTGTAGATTGTCAATAAATACAAAACAAATATATCAGAAGGCGACCGTTCAGAATATATACAAAGAGACCACACCTGATCCATACCCTCACTGGACGATTAAAGAAATATACGAACAAGAAAAGACAATCCTGCAGAGTCTTAACAATAACGGGCGTATAAAAAATCAATGTGAAGTAAAACTAGGAGGACTAGAACAATTTACTGGAAAACTACTAAACATTGAAAATATTATTTTATTGGGCTGTGGAACCTCGTTTCATTCTGCGTTATTCGGTGCGGATTATATAAAAACATTGTGTAAATTCAACAGCATTCAAGTAATTGACGGTGCGGAGTTAACCGAGAAAGACATTCCTTATAAAGGGAATACAATGTTTATATTTATATCACAATCAGGAGAAACACGTGATTTATATAGATGTATTCAGATAGCAAAAGACAATAATATTATCACGATGGGTGTAATAAATGTGGTGGATTCAATGATTGCTCGCGAAGTAAACTGTGGTGTATATTGTAATTCTGGTAGAGAAATTGGAGTCGCTTCGACCAAAGCATTCACAAGTCAAGTTATATGCCTATCCTTGATCGCTATATGGTTCTCGCAACACCAAGGGATAAATCTTGAGAAACGGTATCAAATTATTAATGATTTACAAAATCTACCTTATCACTTCAAAAATACACTACAACGCACAAATACTACTTTACAACCACTAGTCAACTACTTTCACAGCAAAGATCATGTGTTCGTTTTAGGGAAAATGAACGATCAATATATTGCTATGGAGGGTTCTTTGAAAATAAAAGAAATGGCCTATATCCATGCCGAAGCTTATTCGTCCGGTTCTTTAAAACACGGTCCGTTCGCCTTATTGGATGAAGAATTTCCAGTTATTTTAATCGACACTATTCCCGAATATTATATCAAGAATCATAGTTGTGCGGAGGAAATTGTTTCGCGGGGTTCTCGAATTTTACGTATAACTTCTTCCAAAATAAAAATGGATATAGATGGAGTAGACGAAATCAATGTCGACACTAATTCCTCATTCTCTTCATTATTGGCAATAATACCAATACAATTATTGTCGTATTATATTGCTATTAAAAAAAACATTAATCCAGATACTCCTCGAAATTTGGCGAAAGTAGTCACCGTAGAATAATTTTGTTGTATTATCATAAAAAATTTCTATAGATAGAATATAATGAACAAGAATCAGGACGCTGTTCTCAACACTTTGTTTGGACCTCTCTCAAAAGACTATTGTCTTTATTTCTACTTTCTCTCTGTAATTGGCTTTGTATTTATTGCCATTTTCCTTATTTCTTCGCTAATGATAGGTTTTAGCAAGAAGCATGGTGTGGAATATTATCTCCAAGTGTTCTCTGTCGCACTTGGGTATGGCATATTTTATTTCCAGAATCGCCTACTGAACTCGATGTGTTATAGTGCCTTGTCAGTTTAATTATTCGTTTCAAAAAAGTATAAAAATTAGATATAAAATATAAAATAAACCAGAATGGATATTTTATATTATAGTAATCATTGTAAACATTCACAGAAAACGCTTCAAAGTTTAGTAAAAGGAGGATTGGCTGATAAAATTAATTTTATTAATATTGACAACCGTAAAAAAGATAGTCAAACCGGTCAAACATATATTTTTTTAGAAAGCGGGAGCAAAGTAATCATGCCACCCAATTTATCTAGTGTACCTTCGCTTCTACTTATTAAAGATAATTATCGAATTATTCTAGGTGATGATATCGTCAAATATTATCATCCACAATTAATCAATAAACAATCGCAACAAACCCTTGATAATGGAGAACCTATGTCATACCAATTGAATAAATCAAACGGAGGGACAAACATTATATCCGAACAATTTACATTTTATAATCTTAGTCCAGATGAATTAAGCGCAAAAGGAACAGGTGGGAACCGGCAAATGTATAATTATGTGACTACCGACGGAGGTTATCACAGTATTAATACACCAGATGAAAATTACAAGGCAGATAAAGTATCTAATGATGTAACTGTAGATACTATACAGCAGCAACGCATTGATGACATGAACGTCGCAAGTGATAAAAACAAAATGTTTGCGTAAAAGATTTAGAAATTATTTGATTAAGTAGTCTATAATGAGCGATAAATCTACGTTAAGTCGCGCTTTTAACAAGCATTTCTTCGAATTTTTAGAAGATATAATGAGAATTCTTCCCAAAGATGCCGAATTGTCAAAAGCAGTCACTTCTTTTGAAACAATCAAAAAAATGAACCCAACTATTTTAACCAAATCTTGGTATACTCATGTTTACGCACCATATAAAGAAGTCATTGACAGCGGAGACATTAGCTTCTTCTTTAATAAGGATTATAATAACGATTTAAATGGTGTTAGCAAAGCTGATGAGATTATTGCTTTAATAGATAAAATCCGAAACCCAATAAAGAATATGGACGATCTTAACAAAGAACATTGTTCCAAGTACATACAGAACTTAAGCAAGTTGTCTGCTATGTATAACTCCATGTAATTTATATAAAAATACAAATTCTGTAATATTGTATTTTTATTGAATCATAAAATTGTATAAAATAACTGGATCAAGCTTCAATAAATATTCATGGATATTATATTTTGTTACCTTTGCTAACTGCTTTTTTTGAACTTTTGATATATAAAGATCGCTATGTATTCTAGATAACAATAGTCCTATTTTTTCGGAGCACTTTACACAACGATGATATACATAATTATCTAGATATGTAACATGTAAGTATTCTATAAAATTAATAAACAGGTCATGTGTACGGTCTATGTATTGTTTATCTTGTTTAAAAATCGTTGTATACATTTTCTTTTTGTGAACTTTATTAAGACATAGTGTTTTATAAGTATGTGCTGGATATAAACTATGTTGTCGTTTATGCATGTAATACATTGATGAATAGAATTTCGTTCTTTTCCCGTTGGATACGTCTGTTATCATGTAACCCACCTCATTCGATTCCATTATGTCGTTCTTTATATCACAGATAGTATTAATTGATGTTAATACGTCTTGATATCTCTTTGGGAAATGGATCATTCCTAATAATGGTTGAAACATCCTCCATGCCTCGTACTCCAATGGTGAAATATACTTGGCATGAGTGTCTGTTATTTCATAAACTGATACTAAAAACACTTCTTTATTTGGCTCATTAACGAAATGAGCGAATTCTTTGTTTCGTATTACGAAAGAGTAACAATGTGATTTCGAAAAGCCCTCTAGAAATCCTGCGTGGTTAATATTTGCTGTATCGGGATAACCCAACAGCCTACAAAAATGTTTGTATATAGTCCCGTTCAACGCATTTTTAAAATACCCGTTATTGTATATTTTATTATGACCCCCGATGCTTGTCTTTGTCGCCAACTCCCAGGTTTTGGTACTTTTATCAAAAAATAAGTTTACCATGTACCCCTCTACCTTTTCATTTATATACAAATTATCAGTTATTCGGTCGGAATAGGTTTTGATAAAATGTTCGTTTGGGTACGATTTTATAGGTGAAAATGATAATAATTTTCTGCCTGGAAAAGAAAATATAACAGACCTATATTTACGTACATTTTCATCATTATAACAGACAAACTTTTTATCGTAATTCACAATAATATATGTTATTCCATTCATACAATTTGTATACTTCTTCGCATTGATGGTGGATTTGTATGTTACATCAATAGATACATGTTGGAGGCTCGTATCGCACATTTGCTCCATATTCATTATTATAGAAACATCTACTTATATGGTTTCTAGTAAAATCTGCGTATTTTAAGAATGCAACAATGCCGATTTATCATTATTCATAAATATAATTTAGATGAATAATATATACAAACTATAATATAATGGATACAGAATTGGAACAAAATGAAGTTGCTAGTACCTCTATGAATTTAGAATATGGCGATATTATTCAGTTAGTGGCCCCTGCTAACAAGGATATTCATGAATTGTCGGGTTTAATAACGTATGTAGATGAGACAAAGGTCCGTTTAATTAATATATCTACTGAAGAACAGATCCAATTGAATATTAACGAATTTGGTTCATTTACAGATGAATCTATCGAAAACATATTTTTAATTAGTCGTAGCGAAGAGAAAGGATACGCTAGGCAACATGACTTAGTTACAGGAAAATGGATAAACGTACATTTTGGAGGAGATATCCCAGTAATCATTACAGGTGAGATCACTAATTTGGAAGAAGACCGCATCGAAATTACAACTTACCCCGAAATACATACCATTTATTTCGACTTTGGATATCAAGGTATTCCAGAGCACCTTCCCATTGAAAATATTGTCATACGTGATAAACCGGAAACTCTTAAATCCGCTCCTTCATTGCTTGTTATGAAGGATAAGCTAGAAGAAGACCCTAGTTTAGAACTAAAAGATTTAACTGACGAAGAATTAGCTGAAATGGAATACACAGAGGAAGGAGAGGCTATTATGAGTATTCCTTCAAACGTAGTAAGCGACGAATTATTCAAAGAAAATTTGAAAGACCTATACGTTGACGCAAACGAAATCATATTTGGCGAAAAGTTGGAACCTATAACACAATTAATTGAAGTCCCTGAAAGTGAGCGTCGTTACGGCATTGAAGCACAGGTGAATGATATGATGGATGAATTGCTTTCTACCATTCCAAATTATAAACGCACCACTGATGTATTAGATAATATACATCTTCTCATTGAACGTTTCAAAGAATTACGCGAGAATTATTCAATATTAGATGAGAACCAGAATGTTATTGATAAAAAAACAAATGGTCCTAATTATAAGCCACTAGTTGAACGATTAAAAAATCTAGATACTAGATTGAAATGGCTTATACCAGTTGTATCAACAAGAAGATATATATATAATAAAGAAGGCGATGGTTTGTCTCATCAGAAAGATGTTGTAGAAACGAATGAAAATATTAACGAAACCATATATAAATTGGCAAACGATGTGGAAACATTCAAAAAATCAAAAAATTCTAGTGAAGTAAACAACTACTCCCAACATTACAACGACATATCTGAATATTTGAAGGCAAAAGAACTACCACTCGACCATACAGGATGTATAACAACTGGTTCGGTTTTAACTGACATAGACGCCGTGATCGATAATCTAGGGGAATTCAAATCGTCCGTTCATAATGCTAAGAATAATGATCCACGAGCGGTAAAATACGTTATTCAGAGGTACAATTTGGGTTTATCCAAGATTAACAAAACGCTTACGCAGTCAGGAAAAGCTATTTATATGCGCGAGAATATGACAGATAATGATAATTTATGTTTGAAGTCGCTATTAATGATGCCTTCAGAAGTGGTCCAATTCTCCAAAGTTGATTTGCCCGGAACAAATATTCTAGAACGTTCTCAATTACATACAAACTATATCCTTTTGTATAAGTTATTGAAAACCAACAAGGGAATTATACCAAATATTATTTCAGACTTATCATTGGAACATGATTATGAAGGAAGTGAAAAGGATAGTAAAATACAATTTTTATCCAAAATTAATGAATTCTTACTAGATAGCGAAATAAACGATACGGATATTGATAATAACGAAACATATGCTAGATTCTTAGAAGCAATTGTCCCAAAAACGCGCTATCTAATACGGCTAATGAAAAAATATATCAGGAATAAGACATCATTTGTAAGCGTAGTTCAACAACTTGAACCTTTTATGATTTACCCGTCTGATATTTCATACAAACAATTTATGGAAATACGGTATTTCATTAAAGAACAAATTAGTGAGTTAAAGAAACAATTGGCGAATGATTCAAAGACGTTTTATGCTATGAAAACAAAGAAACACCCTGTAAACACTAAGCCGAACACATTGGTCGCATTATTGGCTGGCGATAATGAAGCAAATGAGATGTTCTTGGATAATTATAAATTGTCGAACAATGATAGTAAACCTAAAGAAATGTCTGTAAGTGAGATGCTGAAATCCACCACCAACAAGGATAATAACGAATTATTTTCCACCATTATTACTTCTATGTTATCTTCTCTTATTACTCCATCCAATTTGATGGAAGCGTTAGCTATGCCGTTATTAGACGATGTAGACAAGATGGAACAAATCAAACCGACTGATTGTTCTAAACGTTACTTGAGTAAAAAATATACCTCTATTGGCAGTCTACAAGCAGATAACAATGTAGATGAACTGTATTATGATGGGGAATTAGATGATACTCCTTATTCCATTTTAAATAAATATAAAGAAAAACAAAAAGAACTCAGTCCTGAACTTTTCAAGAAATTCTTGAATGAATCTTTAATTCATAAACATGACATCGAAGAAGAACACGCAGATGAAGTTTCTACTATACTTATCTCTGGTAAAAAACCGGTTCGTGAAGGCGATTATGCTATTGTTGAATTAAAACCAACCTTAAATAACGAAGCATTATTAGAACAATTGACTGAAGAAGAAAAAGAAGAAATTTCAGAAGAGCAGGATATACGTAAAAAGACGATGTATTATATACGCAAGAAAGGCACATGGGTTCGCGATAATGAAATTAATGACGAAGCATTTATTGATACAAATACCCTATTCTGTAACATTACGGAACAATGTGTGAAAAATGATGATAATAAGCAGTGTGAAAGTGAAGAATTCTCTAAAAAACGAATTCAAGAAACGCACCGAAAAAATATGGTAAATGAATTTGAAAGCAGGTTTGCTGTCAGTTCAGAAGAATTAAGTAGACGCATAGAAAAAAAATTAGTGTATTTGCTGAAATATAATAAAAAATTACTGGCATTAAACGAAACGCAACAGTATAAAGCGAATAATTTGGCATATGCGTTAGGAAATTACTCTCAGACAGATGAAATACTTCAATCACCTCACTTAGAATTGCTTAACATGATTAACGCACAGGACGATTTCGCCAAGAAACAAGCTGACATAGTGAATTTTGAAGAAAAGTTCTGTCGCAATCCACTGTCGGAACAATTAGATGAAAGTCCCAATTGGTTATACTGTAAAGATACTAATACTAAATTGCTTCCTATGTCATTATTTGAACTTGCTAACACGTTTGTTACAGGTGGTGATTATGGCAACAAACTAGAGCAAATATGTCATTCACATGGCATTTTGAGCGATGACGGCGATTCTATTGTAGATAAATACAGCGGTCAAGTTCTACGAAAACTAGATTTTATCAATGAGGATACATACGATGAATCTGGATTTCGCATGGTAACGCATAATGTTATGGAAAAAGACATTGGTGATGTCATGATAAATATAACGAAGAAAAATGAAACAACGGACAATATATATGTATTTGATAATACCGTATCAGAAACAATTTATAAAGTCTTTTCTACTATTTGCGATAGAATGGATATTGATAAAAAACCCATTTGGGATATGGTACATCGTCAGACCACATCAATGTATGAACCTCCATTTTTGATGTCTGAGAAAAAATATTCTAAGCGCATTGAAGCTGCCAAAAAAGAAAACAAGAAAATACAAAGTTATCAAGAATATATGAATGAAACATTGATTATGATTATTGCTTCCTCTGTTTTTGTAGCAGTTCAAACCGCCATACCCAGTTTTAAAACTAGTAAAACTTTTCCAGGTTGCGTTCGTTCGTTTACTGGGTATCCTTTGGAAGGAAAAGAAGACATGTCTGGAATAAAATATATGGCGTGTGTTCTCTTTAAGATAAAGAGCTCTATACAGCCGTGGGATTCGCTCAAAAAATATAACACAGACCGCATTACAACCCGCTTAGAAAAAACGATGGAAAAAACATATGAACGTCCTGAAATAGAAGAAATGTATACGTTGAAACGTGAATATATGATTCTGCATCCTATCGATTCTACTCCGGAAGTTCACGCTATACAAAAATGGTTAACTTTTATGCCTCCCGTTGTAAAATTCAAATTAGATAAACAAATACAGAATGTAAGCAATGACTTTCGAAGTGAAATAGCCACTCTAATGAAGAGGGGTCATAAAGACCAATTCAACGGAATAAATGTAGTAAAAGGCAAAAACATCATGTATGGATATTCCATTATTGAAACCATTAATCGATGTGTGAAAGACCAAGACGCTCTCTTAACCACTAGTGCTAATCTCCCTTTCTTAGAAAATGCTTGTTGTAATGATAACGAAGTCAAACCACTACTTTACTTTGTCAACAAAGATGAATCCATTAAACCAATTCTTCACGCTGTAAATAAGAATCAAGAATGGTTACAAAACATAAAGGATTGGAATAGCGCACCGTTATTATACCATAACGAGCCAACAAATATCGTATATCCTCAAGTAAAGAGTGGAAATTTAGAAGAAAATATCTATTCTGCTATTATAACACACTGTGGATATGATAGAGATATACCTCTTCCTGAGAAATTTAAGGGCGTATGCTCGGAGAAACCGGCTGACTATAATAAACGCGGGAATATCCAAGAAAAAATAGCATACATCAAGAAAAATGGGAATAAATATAACCAAAGTCATCTAACTCATGTCATGGACGCCGTGTATAAAGACAACATTATTGATATAGAAGACAACGAAATATTCGATCAAGTTGATAATTTCAAGGCAATTATAACTCATTTGGAAGATAATGAAAGTTTGGCGTTTCCTACAGCGTTTTTTACATTATTGAAAAAATCATTAGAGGCATATGAGCCAAAGAAAATGACGGCTGAAATGTCAGATGAGTTGAAACAACTAGAAAAATATTTATACACATCTAACAAAACTATGTACGCTGATATTGAGAAACACCTTTCATTGAAACGTGATATTTCAAACGACCACAAATTAGGCGATGCCAATGTAAAATACATAGGTTCCTTTTTAAGTGAAGTAGAATACTGGTCCATTGGTAAAGAAGATGAACTAAAAACAATTAGTCAGTTCATACGAAATGCTATTTATAATATGACAAAAATATATCCGAATTCGTTTGTAAATAGTGATGGTTTTCACAGTGGGTTTAACTCGGCGAGGAATATATGGAAACTATCTACGCAACATGTGGGCGATTTAGATGAAATTATAAATAAATACAATGAAGATATTCGTTCTTATTTCAATGACCCTATCCTTAAGGAACTAATGATTGAATTTGAGCCCACTTTGCGCGAAATTGCTAATTTTGTGGAAAATATCCCCATTCGGAGTGAAATTATAAAAATGTGTGAAAATAATAAACCCGTCCATTACCATTCAGCCTTCAATAAAGATGTATTAATCGCTTTACATAAATACTGTCTGTTGTCTTGTATTACGAATTATATTGATATAACGAATAACTCCGAAATGATACACACTGATTTACAAAAAAACAAAATGATTCGCAAAACAGAGAACCAAGATAACGCAAATCCGTCTACAAATTTGATTTCGTTATCAAACGAAATTGATGAGAAAAATATAGAATCGAATAACGAGCTTGTGGAATTGAATATTACAATTGGCGACAAGACGTTGCTTTCGGATAAAATCAAAAAGATTCTGGTTACTTTGTTAACTATCGAAACCAAAAATAAGAAATTAGTAAATGTTTCGTACGAAGATATTATCAAAGGGGCAAATCGTGTGCGTGAAAAAGAAAAACGTGGAATGATTGACTATTTAGGTAAAATGACTATCGAAGAGCGTAAGATAGAAGACAGTTTCAAACGTTACAAATTAGGTGATTGGAATGTAGGACAACAAAAATCGGTCTTTGTTTATGATCGAAATGTCTATGATAAAGAACGTGAAAAACGTGGGTTTTTCATTGATGAACCGGTTACCGAACAAGTAACAAACGATAGTGAAACGATCGAAGTGAATGATTTGGACCAACTCGATCAACTATTAGATACTGGTTTTGAAAGAGGCGGAGTAGATATTTCTCACTTGCCTAGTAATTACGATGATGGAGATGCTTATCCCGAAGAAAGAGACCAAGACGATTTCCCTGAAGAATAAATAATACAAATACAAATACAAATATATATTTTTTTGCCAACATATTTTATAATTCTATATTAAGTTAAAAAATATGTCTACATTGAAAACTTTTGTTCGTTTCCATAAGTTAACCGTTGCTGTTTCACTGTTCTTAATACTTTTTTCGATTATTCACAGCGTAAAACCATTATTATTATATGATACTGATGGGAGTTTCCGTCAATTTGGTGTAGGGTATAGACATAAAACCGTCATACCGATTTGGCTTGTCTCGATTATATTGGGCGTTTTTTCATATATTGCTGTCCTTTATTATTTAGCGTATGTCTAACTATAATTCTATACAAATAAATTATATACTAGTTTATTTGTATTATGAACCGACCTTATTTAGTTGACCCTATGTTTCATAATTATATGAATAATACATTAAATACATGTCATAGCACAAGAGTATCTCTATATTACTATTTTTTAAATACCACTATCGTATTGGTTTTTGTATGTATATTTGGGTACGCATTATATCGATGCAACGCATATAAATTAAGCGATCACGAAAAACAACAGAAATTGGTTCAGGATCAACAATATGTCTTGTCAAAAGTTAGATATTATAAACAGGAAGTCGCACAGAAGAACGAGAACCTAGACAGAATTACCGCATTGCCAGATTTAGAACACTTTTAATTAACATAACCATTTTAGACGACTGTGTTAGTATAGAATAAATATTTACCCATTATATACTAGCGTAATGAATATTATTGACGACGAAATACAAGAAATCTTGTCTAATAACAATACCGCACAAGAAACTCTAGAAACATTGCTGGATAATACCAACAAACAAGTATCGGAACTGATTATCAATGAGCCACTATATGGTGAGTTGGACTTTGACGTTTTAAAAAAAACCGGGTTTGCTTTTGTGGATGAAATTGTCTTATCAGAAGGAAAAGTGACTTCTATTGTCAATTTGCCATCCAGGTTGAAATCTATTTCTCTACAAGGGCAATTGTTGAAAAAAATAGATACTCTCCCCGAGTCACTTGTTGATCTCAACGTTTCTTTCAATTATTTGACAAAAATAGACATTTCTAATTTGAAAAATTTAGAAAAACTGAATATTGCGAATAATAAAATAACCGCGTTAGATGGTTTCCCAGCAACCCTCATCGAGTTAGATTGTAATACAAACGAGATTGTAAAATTAGACTTTGATGGTCTGACGAATCTGAAAAAAATTAATATTTCTAATAATAAAATCAATATCGTCGAGAACCTGGGCGAAGGTGTAGAGGACTTTAATATGGATGGAAATCCGTCAATTACATTCCAAAACTCTGTTGTTCCTAATATGGACGACTTTGAAGAAACAGACACAGACAAAGAACGACTGAACGACTATAGTAAGTACTTACACAAATATTTTCAATTGAAAAAAAAGTATGAAGACGCTATTTATGAGGCAAAACTCCTGATATTTCAAAAATATAGTAAAAAAGAAGCTAAGAAACGAATCGCTGCCATGAACCCCAAATGTTTAAAATGTAAACGGCCGGGTGGTACTATATTTAAATACGAAGATTATACACATTACGCAGTTTGCGGCGTTGAAGGATCCCCTTGTGAATTAAATATTGAAATTCAGACAGGTCAAATTGCCAGCATTGATGAAATGTATGCTTTGTATAAAGATGATACACAAGTATTGAAGGATTCTATTATTCGTCATAAATTAGATGCCCTTTTTAACTATGTTAGTGAAGACGCTTCCATTGACATATTCAAAAAAGAATTGACTTCCTATAACGATACCAGTAGCATTTTTAAAGATTATTTGAATCAATACAATGAAATATACAATAACGACCACAAGAAAGAAAGACTTCAGAAATTAGAATTTGAATTCAAGGAAAAAATACAAAAATTTAAGTCACTATTACAAGAGTATAGAGAAACAAACAACAAAGAATTGCTGTCTTTGGCAACAGAATATCAGATGACAGAATTAAATTCACTTGAAAAACAAATACGTGATTTGAAATATGTACTCACTGAAATGGAATATTCAAAACCTATGAATATATTAATACAAAAAGAGTATTTCACTGGCAACATAGACGAAGGTTCTAAAACAGGACAACGCGTTATCAAATACAACGTATAAATTATTATATCTTATCATCTAATAAAGATATAATAAGGCTCTTCTAACTCTAACAGTCGTTCTAACTCTAACAGTCGTTATAACTCTAACAGTCGTTATAACTCTAACAGTCGTTATAATTCGTTACACCATCCCAGACAATGCCATTTGTATTCGCCCATTGTTTCTTGCTACATATTTCGGTTCCTTTCATCATCCAACCTTTGTCATTAAAATCGATCGAATAATCTACAAAATTATAACCGGGAGTATTAGAGGCATTTAATTGAACTTTATTTTCACTATTGTAAATGGTTCCAGAATTAGGATGTTGTAACAACTTGCCGGGAGTACGACCTTCTACATTCCCTTTGTATTTCCAATGATTTTTGGCATTATCCGCTACATTGGTATTAGTACAATCAGAACCTCCTATTTCTTCATGAATGTCAGGATAGCGATCTACATATGCTTGACAATCGTACTCATTGGAGTATTCTTGACGTGGTATTTTACAAGATAATTCTTGGTCTTCGGCCAAATCCCAATAATCGGGACATGTTGCTTGGCGAGGAGGAAAAACGGTAGTCGTGTTTTCTTTTTGATAATTCATTAAAAGGCCAATGTATGTTAATATGATGATTAAAGTGATTACTGCTATTAATAATACTATTGAATAAAAGCGGTCCATTATATAATTACTTTACATTTTTTATACACGCTAAATATATTTAGCATCTAATAAACCTATTTTATTTCTGTATAGAGAATATACAGTGAAATGAATCATTCCATTTTGAATACCAATAATTATAATCAGAGTAACAAGATTCTCGGCGAACAAGTTATGAATGGACGAATCAATATTATTCAGGAACCCTCTCCTGAAGAAAAATTCAAAATGTTTGAAAAAGTGGCAATTAAAAATAAAACTACCGAATATCGTGAAGCCCTTGGAGGTAACTTAGAATCTAATGTTCTCGCACAGGTATTCTTCTCTGCTGAAAATATACAAATCATTCAAAACGGTCTTCGTGCCGGTGTTTATAAAATGTCTAATAATAAAATCCTCGTCGCACCTCAAAATATCGATACGCTGAAAATCGTTATGAGAAGTACTTATTTACAGTACGCCGAACACCGTGAAGATAATATTACACAACAAGTAGAACGGCTGAATAAAATGGTGTTAGATTATTGTATTCCTAGCGTCCACGGTGAGGCAATTGGTTACTTGAATTATTGTAAAGATCAAAGTACATTGGTTGAACCTATGGAGCGACCTAGACAAATTGACCGTGATTTTAAACAGCTCGAAACGAAACAATTTATGTAATTTCCGGTTACCATCGCATAATTAATATTTTTACGTTATTTTTTTAACAGCTAAAAATATGCTTCCACTAGCAATCCTTTACATGAGTAAAATAATAACCCGTAAATACGCGTTATTATTTATCCACTATCACTTCTTTTAATACATTCTTAATTATTTTTTGTTTGTTTTTCTCTCTGTCTGAACCCATCCCTCCCAAAGAATTCGTCATTATTTCCACGAATTCTTTGTCTTCGTTAGAATCCATAATTACATGATTTGGATTGTCCTCTTTCCAATGGTTTAGATTATTCAAGTTTTTATTTGCCACACACTCGATTGCCGTTTTCATTTTTTGTTTATCTTCAGTTTCCTTCGACCATTCGTTGTTGTTCTTGATATAAAGAGTCTCTCGCTTCAGGTCAGTACAATGCATCGGACGATTATATGTATCTAATTCTCTTAATTTATCCGCGAATATCTTTGTGATTCCATCTATGTATCCGAGTTTCCCAGTGTTTTTCAAGTCTTCCACTGATAATACCATAGTGTCAATGAAATCAGATATATTCATCGCATCTTTACATTGTTCGTTCAAGAAAAAATTCAGGTTGAATTTGTTTGTATTATTACAATTCGTATTATTCGTTATATGTTTTCCCTCCTTAACAGCTTCTAATAATTTATTTTGAAGCACTTTGTTCTCCTCTTGCTGTTCGAATAACTGCTTAGACTGTTCTACCATTAGCTCCTTGAATTCATGATTCGACATTATTAGTTCTTGATTCTGTGTCAACAATGACATTATCATATCTGGCGACATCATGTTAGACATGTCGGGAAATCCGTGTTTTGTATCAGTTTCTCTTACTTCATTCTTTGAATATTCATCGCATGTCTTTTTATGTTTCCATAAACTGCCGCGACTAAGGTATTCTTTTTGACAATTTTCACAAGTGTATTTGGAGATTTTTTTGTTTCCATTTGCTTCCTTGTTATGTTTACGAGTCAATAAATGTTTCGTAAACTCACTTTGTTTAGAGCATCTATAGTTACACTTTTCACAAAAAAAAGGTTTGGAGATTTTTAGAGATTTTTTTGCTTCCATATTCTTATTATAAGGAAACAGAAAAATCTCCTAAATAGTAAAAACAGAATTTACAAAAAAAATAATTACGGTAACAAATGAAAATTATTTTTTTTGTATTTACAGCATTTATTAGTGAAACCGAAAAATCGAGATTTTGCAAAATAAAAACTTTTCTAATATTTTCATTTTGGACATTTTTAAAAATGTCCTTTTTCCAAATTTTCATCGACTTTTTTTTTTCAAAAACTGGATGATTCTAGACCTCTTACCATGAATTCAATAATCCATTTAAAATAAAATCTAATGTTACTATAAATGGTGCCAATTATTAGACAACGTAATGAAAGAACAGGATATAATAAGATTATGTACGACCAGCATGTGAGACGTGTAGAAGAAATGAAGCCGTCGGTTGACTCACATTACAAGCCCTCATTGAAACCTATTCCCAAGTATAGAATAGAGCATAACGCAAACAAACGGAAAATAGAGAAAGAAAATAGTGAAATGCTATTGCGGTTGTATCAAACAGAGTCGTGTATTGATTGTCGTCAACATATGGCTGTTGTTAGGCAATTACGATTGAAAAAACAGCTGGCATTTGTTTCTCATAAAATGGATATTGATAAAATAAATAAGGAAAATCATCGATTATTCGATGAATTGAATAATGTTCGTCCGAGCATTGATATTCATACCTTGGAAAAGGATTACCAAAAAAGTAGGGAGAAAATAAAAACCATGTCGCTGTATCCTGAATATATAAAATAATTGTGTATATTGAAAATTATTTTATAATAGCATTTATTTATCCACAATGATACGTACAACCCACGAAGGCTGCTATATAGGCTTCCTCACTGGCTGCTATCTTTGTGTTATATTCTTCTTCGGTGAGAATATTTCCACTCGGGTCCAAATGGCGGATATCATATGGTAGTTCTTGTTCTGTTGTATCTTCCCATTGGATTTCTCCGTTGGCATCTAATACATTTTGTTTAGCATCAACCAGATTATAGGAACTGTCTACATTGATACTATAAAGAGGGTTTTTATATTCAGGCGTTTTATTATTGTTATCCCCATCAAATGTCGGTTTTGTAAAGATGTTAACATTTCCAGAAACGTCATAATAGTTATTGCTAGACATATCAAATGTAAATTCAACTGTTCTGCGAAGAATACGTTTTTTCTCTTTGGGTTGTGGGTTAAAATCACAATCCATCGTTATTTTTGCCACGGTATAATTATGAAGAATATCATCATCTTGTTTTTCACCGTATCCTGGAATTGACGCGGTCGTTATATAATCTCCACTTTCTAACTCGCCATTTTTATTGGATACCCATAACGCTCCTTCTCCCACCGAGTTTATATAAAAACGATTATCTCCATATTGCTTACCAAATAAACTTACAAACGTTCCAAGAGAGTATTCTCTTTGTGTTTCATTATTATCTTCTACTTGACTAATAACACCAAAACATGATTTATCTTTTTCTTTTCTACACAATGAAACTAATGGCAATGATTCATTTATTGTAATTGCGTCTCTTCCATATGTAGGTTCATCTTCTAAATTAATGTAAGTATTATTATTCGCACAAGCAATTAAACCGATATACTGGTCTCCTTCCGAAAAAGGAATTTCTTCAATATAGGATCTATGTTGTCCTGTAAAATTCATTTTGGCGTTACTACCACCGTTAGATACATATCCTCTATGACCGTTGTTATAGGAAAAATAAAAGTGTCCTGCCCTCCACATTTGTAAATCCCAGTATCTACTTGCATTGACGCTGTTTGAACCAATACATTGCCAACGCATCGCAGCGGTTCCGTAACCACCAGATGTCCAACCAGACACACTATTATTACTTGTTACCTTTCCATAAGCTCCATTCAACCTTACATTGCCGTTTCCAAACATTCTCACTATTTGAGTACCAGTACCTGCGGTTGGGTTAGCACCACTTGATCCATGATTGTAAAATGTGAGATGTTCGTTATCAGTACCAGCAACCCCTCCTGCATCATATGCCATATAAAAACAATTATTATATCCACTTTCTTTAAACACCAGTCCAGCCTCACCATTGTCATTGCCTGGATCAAATGTTCTTTCTACACAAATTGATCCATCCTTTATATGTAATTTTGAACCAGGACTCGTAGTCCCAATGCCGACATTGCCATTGCTTTTAATAGTCATTTGGTCGGTAATAGTACCATTGGAGACTGTTCCTAACACTATACCTGAACCGACACCTTGCTCTAAATATCCACCTACCGCGCCACCATAATTTGCTCGTTCAAGTCTCATATATGATTTGCTTGTTGTATTTGCTATCCCACTGGCCGAATAACGTATGGAATTCTCTGTATAACCTGTGTTTTCAAATATATCTAATAGATACCCTGGAGTCGTAGTCCCAATACCGACATTGCCATTCTCAATCTTCAGCGTAGGGCTGTTGACAAGTGTGCCTATCGTCATATTTCCGTTTAAATTAATGAATCCGTTCAAACTAAGGTCGCTAGTGCCAGCAAAACTAACATCGGTATACAAGACATTGTCAGTGATTTCAAGTGTACCATTATTAATGATTCTACCATTGTTAATAATGTCGCCAGTATTGTTAAAACTTCCATCATTGTTAAAACTTCCTACATTGCTGAGATCACCGGCATTGTAAAAATTACCTACATTGCTAATATCACCGCTTCCAATAAATGTTACATCACTATAAAGTGTTCCTTCAGTTATTACCATAGAGCCATTGTTTGTAAAAGTACCAGTATTATTGAAACTGCCATCGTTATTGAAAACTCCAACATTGCTGAGATCACCAGTATTATTGAAACTTCCATCGTTATTGAAACTACCAGTATTATTGAGACTTCCAGTATTATTAAGACTTCCATCGTTATTAAACACACCAGTATTGCTAATATCATTGCTATTGAACGTGAAAACACAATCAGGGTCTAATGTAAAGTTCTCATTCACAGTCAAACTATCCACATTTGTGCCTACATAACTAGGAGCATCGAACATACCTTCTTCAGATTGACGTATCGTGCCAACAATATTAGCGTCCTGTCTCGCAGTAAAAATATTCGAAACATCTAAAAACCCATTCACATAAGTCTGCCTTAATCGATTCGATACCATTGACATATCATACCAATC